AATCATTAAAAGCTAAAATTGGATTTTGGATAAAAAATGGATTATGCAAAAAATGAGAGATAAGATAATAAATGAGAAGAATGATTGGTCTACCCTGTGTGGTATGGCAGTATCATATATGTATCTTGTGAGATGAAAATCGCTCCGTGTGAAAACATTAATTAATAAAGGATACCTATAGTATACTCTAATATCCAGGAATTTTTTGAGAGAAAGTTGTCAGAATTGCGCTTTAATATGTGAGATATTTATGGACTATGAAGGTTGCCAGAATTGCATTAATAATTTACAAAAAAGTAAAGTGATACTATATAATCCAGACAATATTGAATATGGGGGTGGTGGAAAAATATCCAGGAAATTTTTTGAGGGAAAGTTGTCAAGTTTGTTTACACATGGTTTATGGCAATAATGATACAATTGTAGAATATTATTAAGATAATTATGGGATATATATTAGGTAACGAAAGAGATTTCATTAGCAAACAGAGGATATTAGAGAGATATATGGATATGGTATGATTGGGTGAGGTGAGTTTAATCATATTAAGATAAATACCTTTGGGTAAATGAAGGAAATAATATGAAAATAGGGTTTATTGGTATCGGCAAATTGGGATTATATCGGTTGTAGATAGCATCAAGAAAACAAAAAAGAAAGAGCCAACAGCGAAATAAAACTTGATTTTTTGGACAAATTAGTTTATACTGTTTTTGTAGTTAGCAATAACGCTGCTATAAACAAAGGAGAGCGATATGATTTTGACTGTCAAGGACGTTAATAAAGTGTTGGTTGAGACTGAGATTCCTGTGGCATCCGAGTGTCGTGCTTCAAATCATCGTTGGAAGCGGATGGCATTCAACCCGATCAAGAAAGCCTATATCCTTACAACCTACAACGGCGAGCGTGAGCATGTGTTCGGCTATGATTGTGTCAACGTTGCTGTTAAGGCATACAATGAGTTCGCAGTATGATATGAATCGGAGGGGGATGATATGAGATTTATAGGATATATAGAAGAGAGTTTGAATAGTGCAGTTAAGTATAAACAAGTAAAAGATGAGCCAAGGATGATGATATTTCGTTGGGAGATAAAGGGTCAGAAATATGAGATGGTAATGATGAGTGGATTCAATGATGCACATAAATGGGATGTAACTTTTACGATGAGTCAATATAAAGAACGTGTTGGGCGGGAATTGGATACATATGAGGTAACAGGCACAGGGAATGAATTGGCGGTATTTAGTACAGTAATAAAGATATTGATAGATGAGTTAATAAAGAAACGGAAACCAGAGATGGTAACATTTACGGCAGAGAAGAGTGAATATGATGTAAACACAGGGCGAGTGAAGTTATATAAAAGGTTGGTGAAGCGATATGTACCAGATGGATATGAGGTAAAGATATATGACAGTGCAGTGGGAAATGAAGTAATGTTTGTGATACAAGAGAAGATATAAGTGTTGCGTTGTTTTTGAGGAATGAAAGGGTATTATAAGACGCAAAATAAAACCCTCACAGTTGCGTTTTGAAGGCAAAAGAGAGGGTATTATAGTGTTTGGATTAATTTACAAATAAGTCAAAAGAATTAGAAGGCAAAGAGTAATTGGATATTACAAGATGTTTAACATTAGTATTAAATCTATTTTTAATATTGACACCATATTTCAAATCATAAGAAGATATATTAAAGTTTTTATATAAGTTAATAATAAATGGGTCATCATTAATAACCATCATCCAATTAGCATATTTAATATTAGAGAGCGTATGGGCTAAAAGAGTTTGGTGATCTTCATTAAAATCATTATTAGCAGAATAAGTTTTGAAAGTTCTGGTATAAGGAGGATCAAGGAAAATGAAAGTATTTTTATTATCATATAAAGGAATAATATTCATAGCTGAGTCATTATGAATAATAGTATTAGATAATAGATTAATATGGTCATTGGATATTTTAGGGTTAAAAGATTTATAATGACCGAAAGGTACATTAAATTTTCCATTTTTATTAAAGCGTCTCATACCAGAAAAAGCTAATTGATTAATATAAACGAATTGAGATGCTCTATCACATAAGTCATCAGGAGGTGGATTATCTCTAAATTTATAATAAAGAGATTCCATTTCATCATGGTTAGTAATAGATTTAAGATAATTTATTTTTTCTATAAAAGATGGATTATTAACATGTTTATAGAAGTTAATCAAATCAAAATCAAAATCATTAATAATAGAGTTATGGTGATTAAGGTGGAAGAAAAGTGCACCACCCCCAATAAAAGGTTCTACATATTGTTTTATATTATTAGGCAATAGAGGTTTAATATATTTAAGTTCTCTTCTTTTACCGCCAGTCCATTTAATAATAGGTTTCAAGTTATTCAATATATTTCCCAAAGTTTTTTAATGTATTATAGTATGTTTCTTCTGATATGTCAAGATTGATGAGTTCAAAGAAATCTTTCATAAAGAATATTTGTGATTTTAATTTATTAACGATATTGGAGTCATCATACCAACAAGTCATACAATAACCTTCAACGGGTTTGTTATATTGTTGGTGTAATTGATATTTAATTTTTTGGATTTTATCATCAGTAACTTTAAATTTTTCTGAATCAAGATTTAAGTTACATTTAAGTTCAAAGTAATAGATAGTATCACCAAGTTCAAATAAAAGGTCAACATCTTTTTTATTTTTTTCAATATTCATTTCAATAAGATTAACATTAAATACATTAATATCTAATTGAATTAAGATATTTTTAATAAATGATTCAAATATTTTTCCAAATTTAACGGATTGTGATTGAGTGATTTGTTTACCTAATAGATCACCGAGGTTTTTATTTTTTTTCTTAGGAATATGATTCATGTTATCAATATGTTCTTTTGTGATAAGACATTTTTCCAATAAATCATTCATAAAGGATACCTATAAATATTTGCGTTATTTTTTGAAGAAATTAAATGGTATTATTCGTTGATTTGTTCTTCATAAAGAGAATAACAATCAGGGCAAATATGGACATCAACGTTATCAATTTCTACTTCCATAAGAACAGCAGATGAGGCATAGTTATTCATAAACTCATAATGACAACAATAACAAACAAAATCATTCATAATTATTTTCCTCTAATTTTTCTGGAATCAAGTTGAATAACAGAAACGATATCTTCTACACCAAGAATAAGAGGTGAGGCGATAATTCTTCCATTTTTAGTTCTATTAGCCCAAGTCCAATTACCATTTTCAATTTCAAATTTAGTAAACCACATTTGAAAAGAGTAACCAGATTTATAGGCAATTTCAATTAAATATTCATATTTTTCCATAATAAACTCCAAGATAATAGAGACAATCAATATCAATCGGATAACTCCCATAAAATGATTCAGAGTAAATCACCAGTTTCTTATCCGAAAGGAAGTTGATGTAGTTCTCTAGGCTACACCAGAGCTTCTGTTGGCCCTCTCGGGCTTAATCAGTCATAATTGAAAACCTTTCTATTAAGAGTTAATTTAATCTTCAACCAGAACGATGGTGGCAGGGTTTACCCACTCCCAATAACCACCAATCTTTTTGGCAAGTGTTTCCAATTTGGGGTTAATCCAAGGATAGAAACCAGTAAACTCACCATAATAATCAAATGCGACATCCTCAGTATCATTTTCATTATGAACACAAAGACCATAATCACCATCAAAATGATTAAACCCAAGAGCTTCAATTTCTTTACGGATTTTATTCAAAACACGTTTAGTCATATCATCACCTCAAAAAGAAAGGGTTATCACCAACTCACAAACTAATTATACAGGAATGGTGTGATAAGGTCAAGATAAAAATATTCTTTTTTGGGCTATATCATAATATTTTTTTTCAAGTTCAATACCAATAAATTTTCTATTCAATTGATAACAAGCTACACCAGTAGTTCCAGAGCCCATAGTATTATCCAAAACTAAATCATTTTCTTGAGTATAAGTTTTAATGAGATATTTCATAAGAGTTAGAGGTTTTTGGGTTGGGTGAAAACCTTTTCTATCTTGTTTAAATTTTTTCACAGATTTTGGATACCTTGTTCCATTGTTTTCTTTATGTATAGATTTAAGGTTTCCATATACTTCACCAATTTGTTTAGAATCAGATATAAAAGCTTTATAAGGATCACCTTTTGTCATTTGAGGGTAATACTTAGATCTTTTTTTAGAAAAAACTAATATTTGTTCATGATTTTTCATAGGTTGATATTTAGCTAACATCGGATTCGTTCCTTGTGGTTTTTCCCATATCCATTCATATCTAAACCATTCTGGATTTGACATTACCAAAGAAGAAGAGAATGGTTGTGTTGCAGTTAATACAATATTACCATCCTCTTTAATAATTCTTTTATATTGAATCCATAATTGATCCAATGGGATGATAGAATCCCATTTACATGCAGTAACACCATAAGGCAAATCAGTGAGAATAAGATCGATTGAATTATCTTGAATATTTTTCATTTCTACAAGACAATCACCATTTATAAGAGTTATATTTTTATTTTCCATACAGGTTTTATACCTAAATTATCAAGATGAATATCATACCAAACTTGGTCTGACATAGAATGATATATACCAATATCAACCAAGTTATTTATAGTTTTATAATTTTTATTTATTTTATCCCATGTTCTATTATTAAGTGATAATATTGATGTATCAAATACATATATAGAATATTCATTATCTTTGAAAGTACAGGAAAACATAATATCTGATTTATTTTCATTTACAAATTTAATTTTATCATTTAATGTTTTGTATTTGGTTGTTCTAAATGATGAAATTTTTAATTTATTTTTTGAATTAACTTTTCCTGATTTAATAGATATTTCAACATCATTTATTTTAATATCATATTTTGAATTGTGACTATAACAATCCCATTCACAATTCACATTAGATTTGATTAATGCATTAACGATTAATTCTTCTAATAATTCACCTTTCAAATGATTTTTTTTGAATAAAGAATGAAATTTTTTTATTTCTATTTCAAAATATTCAAAGAATTCTTTATTAAACATATATAATCTTTCTTAAAATAGTTAATTATAAACTTACAAACCAATTATACAGGAATGATGTGATAAGGTCAATGTAGTTTTATAATTATTTTACGAGTGAAGATAAGTTTTATAACGAAAATAAATCATCATTAAAGAAATTAGTAGGAATTGTATCCATTTTAACACAACTACTATGAATGATATAATCTCTATCAAGAGAAGGAACATGGATACCGAAAATAGTATCACCAGTTGGATTTTCATTTATATTAATGACAACACATTTAAGACCAAGAAGGTTTTTGTCAATATAACCAGTAGGAACAAATTTGGTTAATTCCATTCGTTTTGCCATACCAACCCAAGAAGAATAGACACCACCTTGATGAACTATAGTTCCTGTTTTATTTAATTTAGTCATATTATCACCTATATGGTAAAGAGGTTATTATCCAAATATTTAACATTTGGTTCAGCATTTAGAACAATGAACCTTGATGAATTAACATTAATTAATTCTTTAGAGGTTTTCATATCAAATACATTTATATAGTTATCGTTGTCATAGTGAGTACCTAAAAAAATATAATAATCATTAGTTAGACCAATTCTATCATTATATTTAATACATTTTAGTACATCACCGTAAGAGTATTTCATAATTTTTATAACCATCCATTATTCTACTTCATCAAGTTCAATAGCATCACCTGGTTCAAACAATGGCATAACAGTGTCAGAGATATATTTTTTGGCATCACTGAGAGAATTGAAACCATCACAAGAGAGAAGACCGCCCTTCCCGAACCATTTAACATAATATTTGAACATAATAAACTCCCAAAAGAAAAAGGGTTATTACCAACTCACAAGAAGATAATAACCCTTTTGAAGAATAATGTCAAGAAGATTATTCAAAAATGCCTTCTTCTTCGTCTCTCATTCGTCTTTCATAGTCTTCAACTTTATCATACCAACCTTTTTGAGAAGCGATAAACATAATACGATGAAGTGCTTCTTCTTGTTCTGGATTAGATACAAGAATATCATAATATTTTTTTAGTTTTTCTGATACTTCACGAGGATTATGATTATCTTCCCAAATCCAATCATCAGTTGTATGTGGTTCAAGTCCAAACCAATTCTTTTTACTCATAATTTATTCCCCTTTCCATGGCGATAATAGAATCAATCAATACATTTAGTTCAGTTGGAGAGTTACAAATAAGTTTAACAGTTTTATATTCACCATTTTTATCTGTTCCACATACTTCTAACATGAATCCGTTGTCGTATATATTGACGTAGAAATTGTCACTGACAGTAATAAGTTTGTCGTTAATTGATGTAATCATTTCATTTTAATCTCCTTTCATTATTTTGGGTTAACAGTTTTCTTAATTGCCCGAAGTTCTTTTTTCAATTCTTTTTCGTTATAAGGATTTGAAGCCAGAACCTTTTTAACCTCTTTCATATCTTTCAGTTTCAATTCAAAACGTTTGATGTTATGTGCGATATAAACATCAAAGTTATTTTTGGTTGCCCCATTTTCATAAATCTTAACAATTTTTTCATGATTATCAGCAATGAAACCATAGGAACGTAAAGGATACTTATCTTCAAAATGGTCAGCAACCACAGCATAATCCCACATTCTTTTACCGACATAAGAAATCAGGTCTTTATTGATAAAGTTATAATTCTTTTTGCCATAGAATTTAACATCAGGTTTTCCAACGCTAACTTCCGTTTTACAGATATTCACATAATGGTTATAAGGACGGGCATTTGACCAGAACCCATCAGACAACTGACCTTTCAATTCATTTTCGAAGATACTGGCTTGTTTATAATTTTCAAAAACAATATAACTCATAATTATCTCCTGAAAAGAAAGGATTATCACCAACTCACAAACTAATTATACAGGAATGATAACACAAAGTCAATAATTATATTTCAAATAAATCATCGTCTAACATTTCTTTATAGACAGGTGTATCTAATAATTTAATTCCGCTACCATGAATGATATAATCTCTATCAAGAGAAGGAACATAGATACCATAGAAAGGACCTGCACCGATACCATCATGAGGAACATAGTCTATGATGATACAATCTTCATCATTCAAATCATAATTACATGTAAACTCAGATTTGAATCGTTTTAATCCCATTGAGTTAGCAAGTATATCATAAGAAGAATAGATACGACCACCATCAATAATCTTTGCCCATTTATTTTTGGTTGACATTTTGAAACCTTTCTATGAAAAGAAATAGTCAAATGAAAATGGAATCTCATTTTTCAGTCTTAATTTTGTAATATCAATATACTCAGATACTTTATCAAATCCAATAAAATTTCGTTTTAATTTTTTGGAGGCAACAGCAGTAGTTCCAGAACCCAAAAAATAATCAACTATTAAATCATTTTCATTTGATGAGGCAATAATACATTTTTCAACTAAATCTAATGGTTTTTGTGTTTGATGTTTTTGATATTTATTTTCTGGTGTTCTTTTTGTTTTTGCATAACTTCTTACTTCTTTTGAAGACCAAAAAGGTATAGTATGTTCTGTCCATAGATTACCTTGATGTGTTAATCTAACTTTTTTACCATCATCATTAATCCACCAATCTTTAGGATTACCATTTTCATCTCTATATGGTGCAATAACTTCTTTTTCAATTTTAACATCATTTACATTAAATGTATAATTATTTGATTTAGTTACAAACCAAATATCTTCATGCATTGATTTCCAATTGAAATTAGAACCTCTTCCTTTATCTCGTTTCCAAGTAATTCTATTCTGTATAATGAATCCAGATTTTTCTAATAATAATTGGAATACACCTGAATGTCTCCAATCAATACAAACATATGCAGAACCAGTTATTTTGAGTTGATGATACATTAATAACATCCATTGTTCAACCCAATTATAATAGTCTTCATTATTTACCCATTGATTATCCCAACTTTTTCTATCATTCTTGTTATTTGAATTTCCACCTTTTCCAGTAATATAATATGGTGGATCAACAAAAAATAAATCAACAGATTCTTTTTGGATGTATTCATTACTATTAAGACAATCATTATTAATCAAATTACATATCATTTGTTAATTCATCCAATTTTTGTTGATACTTATTTTTAGTTTTAATATATTTTTCAATTTGTTTGTCCAAAAAGACGATATATTTTTTTAACATTGTAACATGAAACTTTTCTTTAGTTGCCGAAGTTTCATCTAAACTATTTTCATTATTAAGATTTTTTATTTGAAGTTGACCGTTACCTAAATTTCCAATACCTAAATATTGTTCATCTAAATCAAATAAATTAATAACCTTAATCTTAATATCTTCAACCATATTTTCAATAATACGATATTCACAAATGACATATATAAGATTTTCATTTTTTTCATCTAAAAGATTGAATAGTTTTTTCATGGAAATGAGATTCGGCATAGACATTTTTGCATCTTTATTGTGTGTCTTACAATCAACATATAAAGTTATTTCATTGTTTATATAGATGACACAATCACCAGTTGCCTTTTTACCAACATCATCATTGAATGTATACTTTTCATCTTCACATAATTCTTTAATTTTTTGATTGAGTTTATATTCAATAAGATCTCCAATACTTCTTTGTTGTGTTCCATTGGAAATTTCAAAGTTGGGGATTATAATTTTTTTAATTTCACTGATGATATTTTTCATATTATATCTTTCTTTGACGAGGGTTATCACCAACCTACAATATAATAATACTATAATTATTAAATAATGTCAAGATAATTAACTTTATTATCTTCCAGCATTTTGTGAAATAGATATGCAATTCTTTCATCTTGTTCGGACATTAAAACTTTTGTTATAATTCATCCTCATTAATAACTTCTTGATATACAGTGTTATATTTAATTTTAAGATTTTTTAATTCTTCTCTTAATTTAATTTTATTAACTACATTATAATTTTCACTAGGCATTTTCATTTGTAATATTTCTATTTGTTCATGTAAATCAATTTCTCTTTTTGCCATAACACAATCACAGAAAGTATAATCATATCTTGTATATTCATCAAACTCATAATCTTTTAATGCTTCCTTACCACAATATACACAATGATCAAATAGTGTTTTTGTATTTCTCATTTATTTTTCCTTTATAAAAATGAATATTGGTTCGTATTTATGTCCACCAACCCTAATTTTAGAAAGTGTTAATTTCCATGTATCAACTAATCTAAAGCCTTGATGATTGATAACATCTACAGCATAATCTTCTAAGTCAGGAAAAGATTTTACATTTGCTATATTTAATGCTAAGAACTTATCACATTTTAATGATGTATGACAATTCTTAATTGTTGGTTTTAGAAAATATTCAATCCAATCATTTTTAGTTTTATATTTTTGAAATGATTGATTACTATCATATGAATATTTTTCAGTATCAAAATAAGGTGGTGAAGTAAAACAAAAATCAATAGTATTTGGTTCAAGATGGAAATCCTCAGAACCAATACGATGAATGGTTGCATTGATATTAAAGTCTTTCACCATTTCAACAAGACCATTATATGTTGGTGTTGATGGGTCTGTTCCAATATATTTGATATTTGATATTGATGCGCCTAATAATCTTCCACCAAAACCAGAAGACATATCCCATACAACATCATCTGGATTACAGAAGTGTTGATATATTGCTGCTGCGGCTGTAGGTCTGAAATTACTAACAGATTGAACACCAGAATATATCTTTAACATTTTTCTTATGCCATTATCAGATACATTATCACCAAATCTCAATCTCTTTTTTATTACTTTTCTGAATATCTCATCATCATTAAATGCTTGTAATGGAGTCATCATATTGTTACATTGAACATCCCATGAATGGGGCATATAAGACCAAGCAAGAGATAATCCATGCATTGTTTGTTTGATTGTTTTTGTATTATAATCAAATATACGATTTATATCAAAAGATTTTAATTTATCATATTCTTTATGTCTAAATTGCATATCAGTAGGAAAATAAGGGAATCCATATTCTCTGTAATGATTAAAGATATCATCCACAAATAGATTCAATTCTCTTTCATTAAAATCTTCCCAATAAGTTTTACGATATGAATTGCCTGTAGGACATTTATCATAAAATGATTGGTTACTATTAAATATTGTATTAAATAAATTATTCAAATATATCTTACCCACCATAAAATTAAAATATGTAACTTAAACCATAAAATGTATCGTATAATATACATTTACCCATAGACAACTGGAATTGTATATTATACGATACAATATTTTAATGAATTGTTATATTGTCATTCATTTTGAACCACGACATGAACCAAAAAGAACAGAAATGGCAATGACGGCAATATAAGACCAAAATGTATGTGGAATATAAAGAGTTGAACCTGCCATTTCAGCAAGAGTATTAAATCCCCACAATACAACCATTGGGGTAATACAAAACAATCCAATAATAAGTAGAATAAGTAAAATAATAAGACAAAAACCTAAAAATCCTTCACCAACACTTCTAAAATTAATATTCATTTTATCTCCTATGTGTTATCAATCAATGTAATCCCAAACATACAATTTTTTGATGCCATATTGGTTTGCCAAAACATCATATGCGGCACGAGCCATGGCAACCTTCAATCCATGTTCTTGACGACCACTATAAGTAGTATTCAATGGAACAGTGGCAGCACCAAATGGTTTATATTGTTTCAGATATTTTGCAAAACGAGTTCGCCCATCATCACAACGAACATGAGCATTTCCACATAAATCCAACATGGGTGAATCTTCATAACCACGAACGACATATTTTGGTTTTGCATTTGCCATCCACTCATCACCAGCTTTTTGTGCTGCTTTAGAAGCCTCATCAATAGCGATTGCGAAGTTAATTTTTTTGACAGCCATAATTTTCTCCTAAAAGAAAAAGGGTTATTACCAACTTACATATTGATAATAACCCTTTTGAAGAATAATGTCAAGGTTATTTTTCCATATCCTTGAAGTATCCAAATGGAAGATGATATTCCCAACACATATGGTCATAATCATACCAATCATCACCTTCAGCATCAACAAGATATTTGATGGCTTTATCACGGACACAAGAACACATTTCCATGATTTCACCAACCATCTTTTCAAACTTCTTAATAGCGGCTTTTTCAGCCTCTTTTTCCCTGTCAATCTCAATCTCAAGTTCCTTATAAAGAAACTCAAGCTCCTCTTTCAGTTGTTCTACTGACATCTCATTGTAACGGAAATGTGGACGAACACCATAAACATCCTTATGAACATCTGAGAGAGTGGTATGTAATTGTTCTTCTTCTGTCAACTCATCCCAAGATTTGAACATAATAATCTCCTAAAAGAAAAAGGGTTGTCACCAACTCACAAACCTATGATAACCCATATTTGAAATGAAGTCAAGAGTTATATTTCAAATAAATCATCTTCCAATTTTATATGATTAGGTGAATATTTTTCAACCATTTTTTCATGACCTTTTATTGCATCTTCTAATGTCGTATATCTATCCATATCAATATCTTCACCATCTATATCAAAAACCATTGTTTCAAATAGAATTGGTTTGTCATAAAGATAACCATATTCCATACCAAGAAAAACTGTTGAGATTAAATTATTTTTAACATAAGATTGTTTGAGGTTTCTATTTTTGTCAATTGATTTTGCCCATTCATAAACATCAGTTGTTTTTGATATTTTACCATCTTCTAATTTATATAAATTATCCATTATGGCATACTTCCATTTAACATTAAATTTTTATTATGTTCTAACATTGATTTTTCATTATCAATTACATCTTTCAGATCATCCCATTCAATTGGCATAAAACCATGTGGGTCAACACCACAATCCAATGAACCAGTAACACCTTTGAGATTACCATGTGAATGACCAAACAAATGATATACACCATAATGAACTTGTGGCCAAACTAAATGTGCATAATGGGAAATATAAACCAAATCATTTCCAATAGGAACTAAACTTGTTTCCTTGACATTATCAAATATTTTTATCAATTCTTTTTTGTGTCTATAATCATGATTACCGAGAATCAAATAATGTTTCTTTCCATTTAATCTATCCAACCACTTTTTAGGATTCCCACCAAAACAAAAATCACCTAAATGATAAACAACATCTTTATTAGTAACCATTTTATTATGATTTTCAACCAATGTTTCATTCATTTCTTCAACAGATGAAAATGGTCTATTACAATACTTGATAATATTTTTATGGTCAAAATGTTGGTCACTAGTAAAAAATACACTCATATCAATTCCTATAAATGATATCGTTTGAAAGTATCAAAACCTGATACTAATTTATATTCAGGGTCAAAATATGTTCCATTAACAAATAATTCTTTTGCTGTATCGTATCCTGTAATTTTAATAGTATCTTCTGATTTTTTAATTTTTTCTGGATCAAAACTACCTAAGAAATTAAAAAATGATTTAATATTTTCAACATTATATTCTTTATCATTAGAAATTAATTCTTGATAGATGTTAAAGAATACATTAGCAAATACTCGTAAAATATATTGATTTTCAATTTTATAATTACTAGGATTATTTTTGATATCACTATCACCCCAAACACTTTCAAGAAGTGCATCAAATGAATACTTAATGATTTTAACAATTTCATTGGATTGTTCATCAAAACTTTTTAGATAAAATTCATTATCTGATTTGTACATATCAGAAGTAATTCTATTATAAAAACTATCTAATGCTTTGCCATATGTAATAAGATATCTTGAATTAGTAGGAATACTATTTTCATAATTAATTTTTTTATACATAAAATTATTAATATCAATATTACATCTTTCCATAACAATTTCAGTTACATATTTTTTCTTCTCATTCTTTTTCAAATCATCCCAATTCAATTCTCCAGAATAGATTTTATTTATTTTAAGTTTATCCTTATATGATTCTGCTTCTTTTTTATTAATACCTTTTTGTTTACTATTGACATCACTATATGTTTTAATTTCTTCATCAATAGGTAATTTATCATACATTTGAAATACTAAATGATAATCATCAGTATTGAAGTTTTCATCACAAGTATTATATACATCAGCATAAGCTGCTACTCTATGTTGTCCATCAATAATTGTAATTGATCGAAGATCATCAAGATCAATGTTACCATTTGGTTGATTTAAATCAATGTTTAATCCTTCACGGTAATTACAAAGAATTGACGGAAATACACCATTACATTTACCTGATTTTATATCATTAGATAAGGCTAACTTTCGTGAATCACTTAGTGTTCTTTGATAATCAATACCTGTTGGGTTATCTGGATCATGAACGGGGATATGTATTCTTCCTGTTTCAGATAAAATATTTATTTGTTCCATATTAAGAACAAAAAGAACACATATATTTCCTTGATTTTGAGTTAATGCATAATTAAAATTTTGATTTGACATAAATTATTCTCCTGATTTTTTATAGTTATATAATATCAGAAATAATTTATAATGTAAACTATGAATTCAAAGTTTTTCCAATATATTCATGTGAGAAACAAACTCTATCTTTATGTTTCATTTTATATTTGTCTTCCTTTGTCTTCCTTGTGGTATCATAATCTTTTCTTGATATACCATTCTTTGATGTTGGTCGCCAATTAGAAGAATGATTTCTATAATATCCTACTCTTGGATGGGATGTTTTGGCAAATAATCTCCCACCTTCTTGTAAAACAATTTCACCAACACCTTCTGTTATTCTTGTTCCTATACCTAATCCTTGATAATCAGGTAAGACAACAGTTCTATGTAATCTCCATCCATTTTTTATTGAACCATTTGGAAATGAAAGTATTGAAACAAATCCAATTATTTCATCATTCCATTTGACTATCCAACTTTGTGAACTTTTATTGAATGTGTCGGAGAGATAGTGATGTTTGCTGAATAAATGCCAAACCTCTTGCCCGTAACAGGGGATAAGTTGTATTTCAATTGTTGGTGGTTGAAGACACCCCCTTGCCAATGTATTTGTATCAACATTATAAACCCAATCAGGTTGTAAATATTCAACAATATCATAATGACAAGAACAAAATATAATATTCTTTAATCCTTGTTTATTGATATACTTTGATATACTTCTTGATGTAGATTTTGCCACATTTCTATCAACAACACTGGTAAACTCATCAATTAATGCATTGTTCATTAAGGATCTTGCCATATCAGCACGAAACTTTTGACCAGTTGATAATACATGATATGGTTTCATCCAATCAGGTATACTATTCAAACCAACTGCGGATAATTTATCAACAGCATCCTCATAATCCACAAAATGGGAACAGATAGCTTTATCATGTTCCCATTCTGGAATATATTGTTTACCTATTTTGTTTAGTATTGTAGATTTACCTGAACCTGACGAACCTACAATAAGACCAATATTAAAATCTTTATCAAATTCAGGAAATTCAATATCATGAGTTATCACACCATTAAAATTAAAATCAAACATCTCAGAAACTTTATTTGTAATTTCATCTTGTTTAATTTCAGTTTTTAGATGTATACCACCAAAATCAATTATCCCCATTCTTCCTATCTTCAATCCTTTTTTTAGTTGCATATATAGATGATTCTGTTATTAACGTATAATCTGCTGATGTAATCATAGCATACATAATATCAGAACGAGAGTAACCTTCATGAAAGAGTTTTTTAAGTTCGTCATCTAAAATTGATTTAAATTTATCCATCAAATAACTTCCGTTATCATTCATTGCAGTATATTCATTATAACAATTTTTATTTTTCATAATCTTTCCCCGCTGTTAATATTCACCTACAAAATTTATACGATATTTTGGTAATAAGGCATTATCCCATTTTCTAGGTGGATTAAAAAATATACCACTTTTTGTTATGTTATTGGTATATCCCTTTTCTGTTACATTACCATCATCATCAATCATAATATGATGTTGAATTGAATCAAAATAATGATATTTGACCTTTAGGATTGCGATATAATTCTTTGCCATAATATCATACCTTTCGTTTAATGGTGGACCCCCTCGGACTCGAACCGAGATAAGACAAGTTATGAGCTTGCGGCTCTGCCAATTGAGCTAAAGGTCCAATTGATTATGTATGTATATTACATTAACAATAATACAATGTCAAGAACTATTTTATATGATCAAATAAAATTGGCCATTTTTCTTGACACTCTTCTAATGCTGGTATCATAACTTCTCTAATTTGAGGATGTGCTGCTTTACTCACACCACGAACATTAAAAATATGCCACCATTCTCTAATGTTTGCTTTCATTTTTAATTTGGTTTTAAGTGCCGTTGGTAAAACATCACGAGCTTCTTGTGGTTTTGAACCCATATCAAGAAGAGTATTATAACCCCATTCAGCAATTCTAATACATTCAAACCATACATCAAACTTATTCATCAATTGTAAAGAATTGTCTGTATGATGTTTGACATATCTAACAGCTTCTTCTTTATCATAAAATACAGGTTCAATTACATTAATACCATTATGTTTACCATCCAATGAATAATTACAATATCTAGTTGATTCTTGCATTGGTGACATCATACGGTGACGAACAGCCTCATGTGATACACCACGATTACAAATAAAATCAATTTCAATATCAGCAAATTCAAATGGAGTTTGATGACCAGTTCTAATTAAACCACGAATGAACTTTTCTTGGACGAACTTTTCAAATGAAATAAAAGGTCTTGGAACATCATCTGTTGCATCACTCCATTCTTTACGAAGTTCAGGTGTATCTTTTGGTTCTGATAAATAACATGTTCTTGCAGCATCTTCAATAGCCCCATACATATTTGGGGTATGTCTTACAATTTCATAACTTGGTTTTAATATGTTCATTACGACATTAATTCCTTTTTCAATAATTCCACAATATGTTTACTGGAATTAAAGATATATTTTCTTTCATTTTTTGTATACTTATCGGCATCCCAATCACTTTCTTCTTTATTAAAAGTATCAAGTGCATCTTTATGGATTTCAGAAATATATTTACCAATATCTTTGAAGGATTCAATTCTACCTTCTTTACTGAAAACACTTTCCATTCTATCGTTGTGGATATATGAGAGGAAAGTTTCACGCCATTTATTAACTTCATCTGTATATTGTGTTTCAGTTTTAACTTTTCTTGTTTTTTGTTTTTCTTTGAATTCTTCATTTTTCTTTTTGATATAGAAGAATGAACCATTACCATCAACAAAGGTTTTTGTATATGGTTTAATTACAATACCTTCACAAAAATTGTGGTCTTTGTCATGATATGTAGTATTGAATCTAATGTTATAATTCAATGCTTCTTCAAAAGAAACCAAATCCAATAAGGGAACAACAAGATCTTTTAATCCAACACGTTCCATATAGGCTCTCATTACGGCTTCTGTTACCATACGGTCATTAATCATTAAGTTAAACACTTTATAAAAACGACCTGATGGATATTGAACACCTTTTTGGATACCTGAACCATACAATTCACCAAATAAACGGACTGTATATCCGTATTTGTCTACTAATTTCTGGATTGATTGTAATTTTTCCATGATATATTCAATTGTATCCATGGCATTATAAAAGTCACTACCAGTAATTTCTTGATTTCGTGTGAAATATCTAATCTTATCTTTAGGTGATACAAGAAAAGAGAAGTTTGCACCATGAATCTTTTCTGTTACCGACCATAATGTTTTATTAATATCATCACCAAATAAACGGATATAATAATCAATATCTTTTTTATGGTAATGATTTGTCAATGATGGATATTTTTTGAACATATATTTTCCTTTCTAATTAATATCTACAAGTTCCCACATTTCAGCTGAACGAGCCATTTCCAATAGTTGATCAATATCACGTTTCAACTGAAAAGAATTGGTGTAATCAGGTGAGATACGACCATCAAAAGTTGTTGCCTCTTTAATACTTTGTTCAATTTCATCCACTGTTTTCATTTAAGCCTCCATTAGAATTATATTTACATTAAATATTACCATAGTAAAAAATATCTGTCAACAAGTTTACACAAAAATATAAATAATAGAAAGGGAGAAATACAATGGAACATTTATTAAAGTCTTGTTATATATGTGGTGGTGTATCAGAAATAGTTAATAAAAGTGGAAGTTCTATATGGGTTATAAGATGTAGAAATCCAAGATGTTCTGTTCATCCTAATATGTGTGGACAGGATTTGAAGAAATTATTAAGAGAATGGAATTCAAGAAATAGTGGAGCAATATAATGGGTGAAAAAAGAGAAAAACGATATGCAATTAGAATGTCAGAAGAAGAGATGAAGATAGTGAACGAAGTAACACAACATTATAACCTACCAAATATGATAAGACAGTATATAATAAAATTACATAAGGAAATTGAATTATATAAAAACATTGCAAAAGAAATAAAAAATAATAGACCTTAATCTAATTGTTCTATATTATCTGTTCTTACCTTTTGATATGGGAATAGTGTTATTATTACCAACATAACTACTGAGGATATAATAAACCCTACGAAACAGTAGTAAGAAAATTCACAAGATGGTAGTATAAACATTATAGATAAAAATAAAAATAAAGAATAAGTTGAGACGACTACCAATCTTGGGACCTCTTTGAATTTCATTTCCCATAGATACTTTTTCATTTTTTGCCTTCGTTTTCATTTGATTTGACTTATTATTATTTATATTTTAATGTAAAGTTTACAAGTATTTTACATAACAAATAAAATTTATTAATTATATTAAAACATTACAATTTTAGTAATTTACACTATAATATAACATCACCATTAACTTTTTTGATAATATCCTTTACACTTTCACATACTTCTATTTCTTGTCCTGAAATTGAAGTTATTTTTGTACTATTGTTGTATTCCACCATACTTTCAATTGTAGCTGGATTAAAATGAAAAGTTTTTTTGGTTGCCCCACCAGAACCACCATATTTATGAGGTGGTTTATAAAATGTTAATTGAATTAATTTCATTAACTCCTCCAAATAAAAAAATGGACACAGTTTCCTATGTCCATTTTATAAAGAAAAATTGAATAATTTTATTTACCATCCATTTCTACTGGCTCTACGGTAAATCCTTCAACTTCTAGTCCATCAAATGCTTTAGAAACTGCTGCCTTTGCTTTTTCAAGATCACCTTCACCTTGAAGTGTTACAACAAATCCTTCACCTTTAACTTTAAGTAACAAATCCATAATAAATCTCCCTTTTATTTTTTTTTATTACGGCAATATGCCGTATCACTACTATTTATATTTTTAATATTATGTCACATTAAATATAATATGTCAACATCTTTATTTATTTTTTAGAGGATTCATAAATCTTTTCATAAAATGAATTCATTTTATTATTTTTATCAATATATGTCCATAGTTTTGGGGCAATAAAGAAAATATCATCTTTACCAAACAAATCAAAATATAAACCTGATTCACTAAATGAATAACGATCTTCAATGATTTCTTCCCATACTTTTTTTCGTCTTTCCCAATCAATTTCAGCTTGTTTATATTCTTCTGTATTTTCTTCAAGATCAAAATCAAACCAAGGATCAGCTTGATCTTGATAATGGTAATCTACTAAATTGTTATTAAAGATATCGTGAATTGGTAGATCTACTCCAAAAAATATAATATAGATTTCATTTTCATGAAAATATAAAACAACAGATGAGTTCCAATTAAAAGGTGAATTGATATTAGTTTGGTGAACATCTTTTAACATTTTATTAAAACCATTAAAATCTTTGAATTCATTTAATATGGCAGAATGATTTACATTGTTTTTCATAAACCTGACAATTCTATCTGATGTTTCTTTTTTAAGTTTTTGAAGTGATTTCATGATTTCAGGCATTGTCATGTTATCAATTCTATATGCATTATAAATTTTTGTACTCATTATTTCTCCTTAGAATGGGATATCATCATTAACAAATCTATCCAATCTATAATTAAATTGGGTAGAAACTGTACTTAATCTTGAATTTCGTTGTTCAATTTTTTTATCCTCAAGTGCAAAACGTAGATCTTCATTTTGTTCTTTTAACCAAATAACTTCATCAAACAAATCATCAACATGAGACAATAACAATTTAATTGCCTTTGTTTTTTCATCATTATCAGTCATACGATCAATTATAACATGTAACTTATCAAGTTTTTCTTTTGTTATCATTTCTAACCTATGTTATGCGTAAATATCAATAAGACTATTTTCTTTCATTGATTTATGAAACTTAATTTGAGATTCTGGTGGTATTTGTCTAATAACATCACCTGAATCCCTGTCAATAACCTTAGTAATTGTTGATGGTGGGGTTACTTCATTTTTTGAAAATTGAATATCAGTAAACTTAATCAGATTTTGTGGTTGAATGTTCATCATCTTTCCCTTCTGGTAAAATACCTTCAACTTTTCTACATATAGGACAATCCCAATTATCATGTTCTATTTGTGAAGAGAACCATACATGTTGAATGTTATTACATGTTGGACACCTCATTGGAAACATTTCAAGAACTATTCTATTTGGGTCAATTCTTCTCATTATCTCTTTCAATCTTCCTGTCAAGATGTTCTAACATTGCCACAGTAGAAGCAGCAACTTGAATTAATTCTTTTCTTAGAGTTTCTTGTAATTCTTTAACCACCAATAAATCACAAGAATCAATATCATCAGTCTCATTATATTTCCTTTCCAACAAATCAATTTTTAATGCTGCAGCAGAAGCATCACCCATTTCCTCGGTGATAATAGTTAGCCATTTGAATGTATGATGATCATTATATCCCCAAGTTTCGTTTTGCCTTTGGCGTTCAGCATTAATATCATCTTGAATTTTTGTTGTCATTCTACGGGTAATATATCTTTGGTCATCACAAAATATACTCATTATTTTAATCTCCCGATGTTGGTGGAATATTCCATAAACTTTTTAACTTTTTCTTTTTTCTTTTCAATATCTTCTCTGTTACCAACACGAGATACATTAACACCTTCTTCTTCAAGTAACTCAATTACACCTAATATATCATTGATTTCTTTTATCATCAATTCAATATTGGATACTGTTGGGTCTTGTGGATTATGATTGTCACCACCAAATCTTAATATTTTACAATTTGCTTGAACAACTTCCCCACATTCTTCTGATAATACTGTAAGTAAATATTCTATTTTATTCATAGGACGATTATATATTATTGTATTGTATTCGTCAATCTTACATTTATTTTTTATTTTTATGAAAGTTGGTATGGATAATGTATATTGTATAGGTCAACAGGTGACAAACACAGTAAAATCACCATAAATCAAATAAAGTGTATACGAAAAACATACAAAACGAAGAAAATAGTATGGATTGAATATACACAAACAAAAGGAGAAATATTATGTCAATACTTACAATGTTATTCTTAGGGTTCATGTCGTTAATCGTAGTTTTTCAATTAGTTCCAGCAGTTATTTTATTTACTGGAATGGTGAAAGGTCTTTTTTCGGCGAAACAAAAAAAATCAACAGCAAGTAAAGGAGTTTAATCATGAAAAAAACAATTATGGCGGGTATCTTATTTTTATTAATGTCAACACCAGCAATGGCAGTTGACACAGCTCAAACTTATAACAGTGGAATCTTGGTATTGTTATTTGTTGGATTTTGTGCCTTGATTATTGTCGCACAATTAGTTCCAGCTATTTTAGCACTTTTTGGAATGACTAAAGCTGTTACAAGAGATAATCGTAAAACTGTTTCAATTAAATCTTAATATGAAAAAAGGGGAATGGTAAATAACCACTCCCCTTTTTCTTTTATTTCATGTAGTGGGGACCGAACGGGGTCATTCCAGCCAGACCGTTATTTGCGTCAAACAGATTTCCACGAGCGTGTTTGGCAGGAGCACTCCACGAAGCTGGTTTCAGAACATCACCATTCTTCATATCAACAAAAGAATGGACACTATGACCTTTCATTACTTTAACATAACGTCTTCCAACTTTGTAATCCAATACATCACGTTGTGCGTCAGAAAACTCCATACGTTTGATATAATCATCATGAACTTCTTGACATCCTGCCAAAAACACATCAAACTTAACTTTGAATTCATCAGTCATTTTTGCCATATCAAATCTCCTCAAAAAGAAAGGGTTATCACCAACTCACAAACCTATGATAACCCATATTTGAAATGAAGTCAAGAATTATTTACGAACAAGATTGGAAAGTTGATGGGGAGTGATTTTGTAGACACTTTCTCCATCAAGAGTTTCAACAAGAACTGGATATTTCCGATTACGGCGTTTCCAACCCAATAGAACAACCGATTTCCCATTCACAGCATCTTCAAATACATCACCAACATTTAATTCGTAGATTTCAGGATGGGTGAGACGAGCGAAGGAAAACTCTTCTTTCATTTGTTCAAGTTCGGAATTGGTAAAACGAGAATTAGCGTTTTCACCTTTTACATCAAACATAATGTTATTGATTTTGTAAGAACTATCGGTATAAACACCCCCACCTCGTTTGACAACCATTCCATATTTCTCAGCAATAAGTTTAACTGCTTCCATTACCTCATCACCAATAGTATTTGCCATTTCTTTAGTCATATTAAATCTCCAAAAATGAAAGGGTTATCACCAACTCACAAATACATTATAAAGAAATGACAATATAAAGTCAAGATTATTTTGTTAAATCAGAAAAAATAACACACCAAAAAATAACAGCATATACAAATGGTTTAACAGGATGAAATGTTCGTTTTATACCATTCATATTATCAATTGATTCTGATGCTGAACCATGATATTTCATTGAAGTAAAAAATGTATCAATAAATAAGAATGTAAACATTGGTGCAAACACCCAACTAACATAAACCATAATTTGAATAAATTGTTCCATTTTAATCAACCTTTCTTAAAAAGAATAATCATAATAATAACGATCACAGTCCAACGATACATGACCCCAAGTTCCATTTACTGGAAATCCTCTCTCAACAAAACCTTCATACGATTGACGATACGAGGCTTTGATAATACGACCATTGGGATTTGGAGTGGTTTTCCATACTGCATCTTCAACCACCACACCAGTAAAACCACCTTCTTCCATCACAGGAGTTTTAACCAATTTTACTTCACGTTCCCGAATGGTAATTGTTTTGCCACTTTTTGTAATACTGACAATATCACCAACAATCCTATCACTACCATGACGGATTGTAACTGGCATACCAACAACTGGACGTTTTTTGATAACTTCATCATAATATTCATTATCGTGTCGTTCAATCATATCATCACCTCAAAATGAAAGGGTTATCACCAACTCACAAATACATTATAAAGAAATGACAATATAAAGTCAAGTGGTATTTTTATATTGACACCATATAAAAATGAGAGTATATTGTTATTGAACTTAAATTAAGGAGATTTTTTATGAAGAAATATGTTTATCATATCACAAATCCAGTAACAGGGAAAACAGTATGTGGTAGAAACATCACTCAAAGATATAACATCGTTGACCCTAGAGTGGTCTACAATCTACGAACTGAACATGGACAGACGGTATGTAAGGTTTGTATGAAAAAGGCGGTTAGATTGGGTATAGTGGAACATCAAGATGATACGATTCCTGATGGATTTGATGTATCTGATAATCAACATAATGAATGGCTTTCCAGAATTGGGATTAATTAATTATGAAACTTATTGATTCAAATAAAGGTTTTGATGTATACTTTGATGCCAATAAACAGGAATATATTGTTTATAAAGATAATGTATTTTTGATTAAAGGGTTTAGATTTGGTGACGTTAAATGTTATCTTTCATAGGAGAATTATATGTTTGAATTACTTTTGTTATTTTCAATTATTTTAATTATTGGTTCATCTTTCATCCCTGATGAGGGTATCCATGTCCGTATTCCTGTACGTCAACCAGTTAATCGTTACATTAAGAAAAAATAATATAATAACATAGTTGACATAATTTATCATCCATGTTAGACTAAGGTTATCTTTCCGAGCGGGGAAAAATATATTATTATATTAATACTGTTAAAGAAGGAAAAAAGTAAAAGGAAGGAATGAGAAATAAGTTATGAGTTTACGAATAACTTATTGAACATCCGAAGGATAGAAAGACAAAGACACCTTTGATAAATAGAGATGTAATTTTATTTAATTGAAAAGTTGGAGGTGTCTAATGAAAGTTGCATTGTATATTGCTGATACAGGATCAATGATTGATAAGGTGATCAATTTATGGACAGGATTATATGGATACAGTCATAGTGAGATTGTATTTGATATGATTCCAAAAGAAAGAGGAAAATATTTATGTTGTAGTTCATCCCCTATAGATAGAAAGGTTAGATTTGAACGAATTGATATATATTCAAAACATTGGTATGTTGTAGATATCCCAATGGAATATGAAGAAGAAGTTAAAGCATATAAAGAAATGAAGAAATTAGTAGGTGCAAAATATGATTGGAAAGGTATATTTTTAACTTTCATATTTAAGTGGATTAACAAACAAGATGATAAGAAGTGGTGGTGTTCTGAATTATGTTGTTATATATTGAACAAATATTATACACCAATGCCAATAAGAATACATCCAAATAAATTAGCAAAAATATTAAAAGCACCAAATCAACCATTTACGTTTAGTATTGGGTTAAAGAAAAGGTTTTGAAAATGAAATATCCAACAATAGAAGAAATTGAAAAAGCTGATAGAGTTACTATTGCCAGATGGTATAGGAGTCTACCTTTTCCTGGTGCAAACCATTTAGGTGAATATAACTTTGATAAGATTTGTTTACATGAAGCAAAGTTAATGGAAAGAATCAACGAACGATTTGAATCTATGGGTGGTATGACACCTGAGATTTCAAAAATTATAGGTCCTTTATATAGATAGGAGGAGAACTAAGATGGATGCATTTTATATGAGAACTAATGATATGATAATCAGGCGGGGGGAGCCCGCAATAAGGAGATATTATCATGTCAAAGAGAGCAATAAGAAGGTCACATTACAATAGATTGAAGATTAAAAGATATAAACAATTAAAAAATGATTGGTGGTATTATAATCACCAAACTGATGAAGAATTATTAAAAGATGCAGCATTTTTAGCTGTAACCCCACGAAGATGTTCATGTTCTTTATGTGGAAACCAGAGACATAATAAATGGTTAACAAAGTGGGAACAATTAACTCAACAAGAAAGAAGATCAAAGATTGATGAGATTGAACAAATAAATGAATGGGGGGATAATTATGTTTGAAAAGTTTTTAGTGTATAAACAAAAGTTTTCTAATTTACTTGACGTTCTTGATGAGAAATATCTAGTGAAAATTAGAAAATCATATTTATTTGTATTATGTTGTATATTGATATTGAAACTTATATTTTAATTTCTTTACCAGTAACATTAGTATAGATACGTTTAGCCAACCCTTCCGATTCGGTATCGCCCATGTCGTGAAGGGTTGAAATTATTTTACCCATATTTTTTTCAATATAATCAACTCCATCAACGTAATTATCAAATGCTGTTATGGTTATACCTAATACATTTTGTAATACATGTCTTGGAATTGCCGTAATACCTAAGAAAGTTTTATCAATATTAACAAAGAATGAAACAACATCCTCTTTTTTTACTTTAGAAAAGGCATCTTTAATATCTTTTTCTAATTGTTGTCTTGGTTGAGGATCTAATAAATCAGCATGAATAGAATAATCAATTAAGAGTTTAGTTAAATGTAAAACACCTTTACCTGCTCTTGATAATTGATATTGAAATGTTTTTGATTTTCTAACTTTGATGCCAACTTTTTTACCTAATGTTTGTAATTTTAGTAATAATTCATCAGATATTTCATTTAATTCATCAGTTATATATATGTACGATAAGATGTTATAATCCACTTCGTTGATATAATTTTTAAATTTCATAATCACTCCATAAAAGAATAGCCCATTCTCTATTATTTATAAAGAATGGGCTATTTGTATGATATAAAACGGATTTATTTATTTGTATTTTTCACAGATGACTTCAAATTCTTCTTTTGCGTCTTCATATTCCAAGAGGATACCGCCATCATAATGGATATAATGTTCTTTATCTACAACACGAACATAATAACCCCAATCCTCATTCATTAATTTAACTGTCAATCCATTTTTCAATAATTTTTTTTCTTTAACTCCTAAGTTGTCGCCAATGGCTTTGAACACAGTTTCTTTTTTCATAACATTTCCTTTCGGTGGAGTTCCCAACACATTAAGAGTATACCACATTAATAATTTCTTTGTCAACCTATATTCTCTTTCTTCTTCTGATATTTCTTGTTTGTTTTGTTTTTGGTATATTATCTTTTACCCATTGTCTAAGGTCATCCCAATTAAACATTTCTTTTTTGAAATCATCACTGGACTTCATTGGTTTACCCTCTTCTTTTATGTTGATATATTTGAAACTCTTAATTACCATTTGTCCTTGACGTTCAATATGTTCACCTGGTAATTGAACAAATTTATTTTTTCCTTTAATGGTTTCTTTTGTATCATTTGTGGTCATATAAATGGTGTGTTTCTTCCCACCTAAGATGATATTAATAGAACCATCAATTAAAGTACCAATTCCACTAATTTTACCTCTTAACATGTCAGTCATTGTTAATGCTGCACCTGTATGAGTTTTTAACATAATATCATCAGGAACTTTTCTTTCACGTTCTGCATTTTGTTCAATGGCAATTTTATAATCAGTTAATATCCAAACAAGGTGGACGTTTACTGGTTTATAACCAACCTCAAATAAAATTGGAAGAACTTCATATATATCACCTTCATCTTTCAATGTGACATCAAATAAAATATTAGGAAGTGTGGAAGGATTTTCAGCACCCTTTAATAATAAATTAAGAGTTTCGTTTTTCCAACCTTTATCTTTAACATATTGATGTAATTTGAATACTTCTTCTGGATTACCTAGATTGATATTAGCAATTTCAGGATTATCACCTTTTAATTGTGCTAATTTTATTGCTGCTTTTTTTAGTTCATCAACGTCTCTAACTTTGAACTTATTTATTTCCATAAAGTTGGTTGATGAAAAACCTTTACCTGAACCAGCACCCCCAGCAAGGAATACAATTTGTCCATATTTTTGACCATTGCCAATTATAATTTGTTTCTCAGTTAAATATTGTTTATATTTCATGTGAATCTCCTATTTTTATATAACAGTTGTATTTATAAAAAAATAGGAGATTATTTCAGTTCATTTGTCACATCTTTTATTAGTTTTGATATACAAACAAAATCTTTAGAGTTTATGAATCTTTCAGTGACAACTTTTATTACATCACCAACCATTTTACCTTGTTTCAAACCTGTCAATTCCATTACTACTTTGCCACTAACAAGTTTCACACTGTTTTCTTTTTTGAATGTTTTAAATTCTTTGAGAAGATTGTCAACCATTTCCATTTTTTCGTTCCAATCATTCTCATCAAACATTCCAACACGACAACTATCATCACAGAACATAACCTCTTTAAGTATTGGAAAAAATTCATGTGATGCGTGTTTAACTATTGTTGATTTTTTCATTTCTCTTGTATGGAACATGTTCATATGGTTTTTTGAAACAAAAGTAAATACATCTTTTTCATGGTTAGTAAACTTTAATCTTTTACATACATTTTCTATTATTGGAACACCTTCAACACCATGACCAGAAAACCGATGACAAACTTTACCTCTTTTTGGCATAAACTCTAATTTATGACAAACAGCTTTACCAAGGTCATGAAACAAAACAGCAAAGTTTATTAATGAATCCTTTTTTGTGTTTTGTTTAAGAGCTTCCATAGTATGAACAAATGGAGTTCCATCACCAAATTTGTATGCTTCAGGGTGGAACATAACATCTTCTTGTACATTTTGAAGAGCTTTAACTTCTGGTAATATAACTTCAAGGAGTTTTGTTTCATCAAGTAATCTTATACCTTTTTCAAAAAGAACCCCATCACCAGATGCCATTTTTGTAAGTTCATCTTTGACACGTTCTTTTGATACAAGGTCAACTTTTTCTTTCAACATTCTTATGGCAGCAAAAGTATTATCATCTATTTTGAAATTAAACCGAGAGGCAAATCTTACAGCCCTTAACATTCTAAGATGGTCTTCATTGAAACGGTCTACTGGTTCACCAACAGTTTTTATCAAACCATTTTTAAGGTCATTAAGACCACCAACAAAATCTATTACACGACCAAACTTATCCAATCCAAGAGCATTTATTGTGAAATCTCTACGTTTAACATCTTCTTGAAATGATTTTGTCATATGAACTTTGTCAGGGTGACGACCATTAGATTCTTCTGAATCAACCCTGAATTGTGCTACTTCAAAAGAAAATCCTTTATGGTTAACAACAACTATACCAAAGTCTTTTGATTTTCCTATATCATGAGTATCAAATAATTCTTCAACAACTTCCATAGGAGCATTTGTAGATATATCAACATCATGTGGTTCTATTCCTAAAACCAAATCACGGACACACCCACCAACAAAAAATGCCTTATGTCCTTTGTTTTCAAGAGTATTGAGTATTTCCACCCCCACCTCAAACTCTTTTATATTTTTTAATTCATTTTGAAAAGTCATATTCCCTCACTCTCTGAAACCATTATAACATATTATTTTTAGAATATCAACAAAAAAAGGGGATACCAAAAATGGCATCCCCTTATAAAATAATATTAAATAAAAATTAAATTATTATTTTGGTGCTACATTAGGATCTTGTTGTGCGGTTGCTGCTCTATTTTGACCATCACCAAAATCATTTGGATTATAACAAGTTCCAGCAATCCAAGTATAACCAGCAGCAAGACAAGCTGATTGAGTTGTAATTGCATCTAATGTTGCCTGATCTGGAGCTACAACACATGTATTATCTTTGTAATTCCAGATGTAACCAAGATTACGACAAGCATTTGCCAAATAATCACGTTTTGAACCATTTGAACTACCAGTTTTACCTGGGGTAACACTACCAAATACAAAAGAAGCCATATCAAAATTACTTGGGGTATCACCAGCAATACAAGTTCCTGTTGAGATATCCCAAAAGTTTCCAGATACTTCACAATCTCTCATTGCCTTTTCTTCGTCAAGATCACCAGCGGTTACTGCTGCATTAATTAAATCAGCACCAGTTGCTGCGGTTGCATCAAGGGCAATACAAGAATCTGTTCCATCAAATATTGTTCCAGCAGGACAATCACTATATGATTTTGCATTTCCAGCCCAGAAAGCAACTGCTTCAACAACAGTCATTTCACGACAGAAACCATAACCACCTTGATCAGCATCACCTGTTGTACCAATTTCCCAAATAAAACCATTAGCTTCACAACGTGTTCTGTCAGTCATATCTTCAGCACGAAGATTATTACCAACCAATTTACCATTTGCATCAACCAATGTAGGTTCAACAAATACAGTTGTTTTTCCACCATCAATATAAGTTTTTTGAATTGCTAATTGTGGTTTATCAGCAGGACGAACTACTTTAATTTTTGGGTCATTCGCTGTATTAGATAAAGAAGGAGCAGCTGCTGGATCATAGATACCAGTAAAAGTTCCTTGCCAATATACTTCTGGTGAATCAGTTTTAAGACTGATTTCAGAACAAACCAAATCATCTTCTAATGTATAACCTTTACCACCTGATAAGATAGATAATGCTGTTACAGCACCAGTATTTGCATCAACTGCATCAATTAAAATTAAAGCTGAATCATTATCACCTTGAATTACTCTAGCTTGTGTACCTTCAACAAAATATTTTGATTTATCATTTGAACCTAAAGCAATACCATCAACAGCACCATCACCATCAACAGATGTAACTTCAACTAAAAGACCAAAACCAGTGACATATTCTTCAACGTCACCACCTAATTCATATTCTGTATGGTCAACATAATCACTACCTAAAGTAAATGTTGCACCTGCCACAGTATATTCACCTGTATCAGCAGCAACCCAATCACCACCATCAGTAAAAGTAATTGCAGAAATAGCACCAACACCATTTGATGTAGGACTATAACCACCTTGTACACCAGTAACAGTAATTACTAAATTAGTACCAGTTGTTCCATTAATTGCGGCTAATACATCACCAACCATGTAATTAGAGCCACCATCCACGATTTCAATAGATTGAATAACATTTGAATCATCAGCAGTTACGAAAAACTTTGCATCAGTTGTCAATCTATCAGAAAATTTATTAAATCCCATTATTATTTCCTCCTATTATTTTTGGAATATTGTAACCCATAAGGGTTATTCAGTTTTATTTATATAGAAGAAAATATTTTTTTTATTTTGGTTGGGAAAAAATGTCAGAAATTCTCATATAGGCATTGACTTTTTTTACATCATATCCTAATTCATCAATAATGTAAAATGCTATTAAACCAGGTAAATGTAGGGTAGGATTATCAATGTAAAAGTTGTATGCTTCTTCAACAGTACAGTTTTCAGATTTACATGCAATTTCTTCTGATAATCTAATAAGAGGAAGGGATTGGTCTATGTCACCATAAACCAACCCCCAATTTTCTTTGATAATATTTTTTAGTTCATCTATCATATTTCAATAGAGTTAATGATGTCAATTACGGTATCACCTTTTTCCAAATTGTTCATCATTTCAAATACTTTTTCATTCCAACCAGAAATTAGATAAATATCATTATCTTTTTCTGAGAATGGACTAGTGCCATATGAATTAAGATTAAACAAATACAATTTTGCATTTGGATTATTTTTCTTATATTCACTCCATTCTTTTCTGATAGATCCACCATATAATTCACAATCAGTGAAAATCATAATTTTATCAAACTTCTGATTATTTTCATTTGCATATTTCACAACTTTATAACCATTAGTTGAATATCCAACTTCACCATTAATACTATGTAATTTGGATACATTTGATAAAATACTATTCTTTGGAAAATTATATGTTTTGAATATATCACCAAAGATACCAGTAATGGAATATTTTGTTTTATGTCCAATCATCATAGCCATCATTGTTCCGATATCATACATCATGATTGAAGATTTTTGTGATACACTACTCCACATAGAACCAGATACATCAGCAGCAATCAAAACATTATCATCTTCATTGAGAGGAATATTTTTGATTGAATGTATTACAGCTGATTCTAATGCTTCAAGAATAAGTGGTGTATATACAGATGTAATAACTTTAGAATTAAATAAGTTATATGAACCACTATCACCTTTTAACATTTTATATGCTGATAAAAATCTAAATGGCAACTGTTTAGATTTCAAAACAGCATTTTCATTACTGATATAATTACATACTTTTTCAATGTGTTCTTTGGATACATCGGCTTCAAGAATGTTTCTTAGGTTACGAAGAGTTGCCATATAACCAACTTTCTTGGAATCAATTAGTTCTTCCCACACATCTTTTTTTGAACGACCATTTTTGCCACTTTCTGATAATTGAGTTTCCCAAGTATAAGGGGTATCCAATGTATCAGTAATTATTTTTTCAAATAATTCTTTTTGTTCTGGTGTTTTAGGTGATACATGACACAAAAATAGTGCATCACGAAACTTAACATCAGTTGGTCTATTGTATTTGGCAAAATGATATTCTTCAAACTTATCAAACGCCTTTGAAATACCTTTTGATATTTGTTTTGACAATTTGTTAAGTTTTTTTGTTCCCACTCGTTTATTTGAGATTTGATAAAAAGCTAATAGTTCTGTAATCTCATCTGCACGTTGGATGACATTTTCAGTCATACGAGATATTAGATTATCCCCATTATGTATTTTTGCCAATTCTACTGTTAATACAAGTGGAATAGTACGAAGATTCATTTCTTTTCTGGCATATACCGCAAGTCTTGCAACATATTCAGGATTACATTGAGAAATCAAAGATTGAATTCTTTTTAATGTTGAATTTGAATCTTCATAAAAGGTATTTTGTAACATAGATGCACATACTGTTTTATATAATTCCATTTCTGGATTTAATGTATATGCTTCGCCATTTTCATGGTTTATTGTTTTTGAATGGTCTACTGCTGTTGAATTAAATCTACTCATTATTACCTCCAAGAATTAAACGTCATTGTTTGGTAAAATTATTAGGATTTTGTCATTGAAGGAGTGTGGCTCGTTGTCCACTTATTAACGAATAATTAACTTTTACATTAATTAACGGGTATACGAATTTAAGGAATTGTAATACCATCCAACCTTTTCGCATTCAATTTTAACCAGAATGTCAGCAATTATGTTTGAAGTATCCATCAACTACGTCACTAATAATTTATATTGTTAGATATTATCAGTTTTCTTTTTGTTTGTCAACTTTCTTTTTCTTTTTCTTCATTTTTTTTGTACCAATGGGAACTTTGGCTATATCACTAGTGGTTGTTCCAACTCCACCCCCATCACCACCTGAACCATCACATTCATTTATATATTTTTTGAATTTCATTATAATCCCCTATTCATATGTGACCAACTATTAAGATGTGTATAATTATTATTTATAATACATTTAATTAATCTGTTAGTGTAATTGGAATATCCACCAATTTTACCTAATGCTTTGAATATTTCCATGCATGATTTATATTGTATTGGATAATCATATTTCCCTTCAAAGTGAAAAGGAGTAAATGTACTATCAGTGAAAAATAGGGAAAAATTAATATTTGGATATTTTTTGAGAAAGTTATATAATAAATGTGAATTTTTATTATGTAATACTATATTTGTTACAACATTATAGTTATGATTATCTTCTATAAAATGTAATATTTTTTTGTCAATTTCTTGATCTAATTCGGAGACACAATGAATTATTATTTCTCTGATATGTTTTTCATATTTAACATGGAAATTTTTTTTGATGAAAGTACCATTTGTACAAATTGCTAATTTATAATCAGTCATATGGAACAATTTATACCAAAAGTCATCGGATAATAATCCTGGTTCACCACCACTTAAAAATACATGTTTTAATTTATATTTAATTTTTTTAATTTCATTTAATATTTCATTTTCATTATATGCACCATTAGGGTCACGGGCAATACAATATGGACATTTCCAATTACATACATTATGTAGACCTATACAAAATTCATTAACATATAATTTTGTCATCGTAATGTTACCGTTGTTCCTGTCATATGATTAATTTTTGATGATCTATTTGTCCATACTAAAACAGAAGGATCATCATATAGAAAATCACAATCTTTACAGAAATTAATTTCATCAAATCGTTTTTCTCTGTGCATTTGTCTTAACCAATTATATCTTTCTGAATTATATGATTCTATTATTGATTTGTCGTCACAATGAGATAAAACTGCTTCTTCATCTCGTCCTAATATTTGACAACAAGGAACAACAGCTAATTTATGTCCATTAATTCCGCCAGCTCTAATTGTTATTTCTGGTGCGAAAGGTCTACCACAAGTTTTCTTTTCACCTTTCCTTGTGTTTACTTTTAACATTCCAGACCAATTATGCATCTTCCATATTTCTGCTGGACAGTTGGTTATATTAATAACATTATTTTTATATAATTGTATTTCTTCAATTGAATTGATTATTAAATGATAAGAAAACAAATCACAATTTGATTTTGTTAGATTTATATAATCTTTCATTTCTATCATATTTTGTATAACGGTATTAAAATTATCTCTACCAGTTATATTTTTATATGAAGATTCATTATAACCTATTATAGAAAATCTGAAAAGACCTAATCCAGCATCAATACATTCTTTCATAAAAGAACCATTCATTAGATATCCATTGGAATATAATTGAGGTTTAATTCCTTTTTTAACTGTATATTCTATATATTTAGGGAGATTTTTATTAAGGGTTGCTTCACCTGATCCATCCAATTGAATCACATTAACACCAATTTGACTACATTCATCAATTAATTTTTTATATTCATTAAATTCAATAGAATCATTAAATAAACCTCTTCCACCTTGTGATTGAGGACACATTTTACATAAATAATTACATGAGCCTTCTATTTCAATGACTGCTCTTTTTATTTCTACATATTTCATATAATATATTTATAAATTGTTGAGGGAAAAATGAAAATAAAGTTTGACAAAAATGTTGATTATTGTATATATATTGGTGGTTTACAGTCAGGAAAAAGTTTTATATTTAAGTCTATAAAATCTGATTCAATTCATTTTTCAAAAGAATTATTTCCAAATATTATAAATGTTCTTTCTATTTCATCTATATTTGAAAGAAGAAATATTCTTGGAATAAATCAATATATAACAGCAATTAAACCAAAATTAAATAATTGTTATATATTAAAAAATAATTTTGTAACATCTTCATTGAAACATATTAATGATGTAATCAGAAGATATGGTAATATTAATATAATGAATTCTTCAAACCAAAAACAAGCATTAAATGTAATATTAACATCACATTATTATACATTAAAATTATTAAGAGATTATAATATTACATATAAAGACAAGGATATATTATCATTACCACCTACTGATATTAATATATATGATTTTTTTGAAGATGAAATAAAAACATATAATATTGATGTAATAAATCCCATTCATAAAAAAATTGATTATGAATGGGATTATTATAGATATAAAGAAGAAATTGAGAAAAGTGTATTTGAATGTTATGGTGTTAAAAAAACTTTCGATCTCGATAGAGTATTAAACATGATAGATGATGAAGAATATAAAATCAAGAAAAAATATGGATTTTAATTATACTCTTACTAAACTACCATCTGATTTGATCCATAAAGCATAAAAACTAATGATAGGTAATTTTTCAGTTGTAACGTCAATATCATATTTTTCAATTACCTTCATTTCAATTTCTTCTGGCAATTCATTTTCTATACTTTTCAATGCTTTAAGATTAGGTAAATGATCATCAATTAATCTAACTCTTCTGTATTCACCAGTTTCAATATATTTCATCATTATTTTTTTCTTATTACCATCAATAGTTCCACTCTTCATATTACCAGCACGTTCAATATAAACATTAGGACTATCAATTTTTATACCATTTTCACGGAATGTATCAAGAAAAACTTGTTTGTTATCAAAATCAGCTCGTGCTGTTAAGAATATAATTTTACTATTACTATCCATCTTTTCGATCTGTTTAATCATTTTTTTTATACGATCAACAGAACTTTTTATTGGTATGGATGTATTCTTAAATAATTCTGCATTTCTAAATTGTTGATAATCATATTCTTCACCATCTTTAAGTTGATAACTATTATATTCTTGGTTATCTAATTCCCTTACAACTTTACCATTCTTTTTTACGAGAACTTTGGCAAATGTTCTAAACATGGTTTCATCAATATCAACAAAAGTTATACCAGCCCCATAATGATTACGGGTCATCTCATTTATATAATCATTAAATTTCATTTTTTATTCCTTATGTTGGTGGTGAATCATCATATGGTTCAACTACTCTCATACCTGCCGTATAAGTTTTTGATGCTGTTGTCCATGCAACGTCTGGATTTCGTTTTGTAACTCTATATGCCTTACCATCCTCAACTGATACACTGGAACTAACTGTAACTGTATATACACCAGTAATATTATCATATGTAACATCCGTTACTGTAACTTCAGTTCCGTCTATGTCTAATATCCAAGCGTCAGTATTAACATCACTTCTAGTGTCAAAGTTAATATCTTTGGAAATAAATGTGTTACCTGTATTTGTTTCGTCAGCTCTTGCATATAATACTGAATTTCTATATTCAGTTTTTTCAATTGGAATAGAACCAGCATTTCTTAACGGTGAACCATTGTTAATAGTAACACCTTCTGGAACGATGAATGGTTCAGTATAACCCGTCCATGAATATCCATTCTTTCCTAAATCAGCCATTTATAAAATTCCTCCATTTTAATGTATAACAGTATTTATATTTTATAAATAGTATATGAATATACTAAAAGGAGATTTATATGAAATTCCAATCTTTTGTTGTCAATGAAAATATGATGGAGAAATCTTTATCATTTATCAAAAGATTATCATTCAATAAAGTTAAGAGTTTTTTGAAGGGTGAGTTTGATAAGTTTGTTGAAATGATTAAAACAACAGGAAGAGAAGAAGAAGCTCTTTCTATAATGAATAAGTTTTTTGGTACAAGATATCGTAGTTTTGAAGAAATACAAAAACAAAAAATCCATGAGTCTGACGAAATGGTAAATGAAGATTTGGCTCATTGGTGGGATGTTGTTAAATCTGAAGCATTTCCAACATTAGCATTTTATCCCGCATTAACAGTTTGGTTGGAGATTGATAAGTTATTTAATGATAAAGATATGGATATGAAGAAGACTATTGTATATGCCTCTTTATGGATGTTATTGGTTAGTGGTAAATATGTCAATGGATGGATGAAATGGAAAAAACAAAATCCAGATGAATATACAGATGAAAGAAAACAAGGTAAAGGTGGTGTTATATAAAATGGATTTATTAGAAAAAATAGAACTGATGTTAGGTGAAGGTCTTTCCAAGGAGGAGAAAAAGAAAGCAAGAAAAGAAGAAAAGGGTGAGAAGGAAGATTATGAAGATGTTGGTCATGAACAAAAAGAATCACCTGAATATGAAGAAGCAGAACATGACACTAAAAATGATGAGGAAGAATAAAAGGAGATAAACAATGGATTTATTAGAAAAGATTGATATGATGATTAATAGTATAAATGAAGATGATACTGCTTACCAAAAATTCTTTAAGGAAAAATTGGAAAAGTATGGTGTTAGTAGTCCAAGTGAGTTAGATGATAAAAAGAAAAAGGAATTTTTTGCTGAAGTTAAAAAAGATTGGAAAGGATAATTCTATTATCATTTAATGAACAAAAGAAAAATCAAACAACATATAACGAGGAATTGTACCCCTTATATTCCTGTACATAAAGAGAAATATAAGGGGTCTTATCCAATAATTTGTAGATCAACATGGGAAACTGAGTTTTGTAAGTGGGCTGATATGTCCAGTGGTATAATACAATGGTCAAGTGAAGATGTGGGTATAAAATATCAAGATCCGAATATGCCAATCAAGGATGGTAAACCAAAGTTTAGAACTTATTATCCTGATTTTCTGATACAAACAAACAAAGGTGAGATATTTCTAATTGAAGTAAAACCATATAAAGAAACAATTCAACCTACCCGTTCCTCACGAAAAAGTAATAAAACTATAGTAACAGAAACAAAGACTTGGAGAACCAATCAAGCTAAATGGCGTGCAGCAAAAGCATATTGTGCAAGAAAAGGTTGGAAATTTAAAATAATAACAGAAAAGGAATTATTTAGGAAGAAATAATGGCTATTAGAATACAATATACAAAACGATTTGGTGGTGTTCATTGGAAATCGGGTCATTTTTACAAGTTCAAATATCAGGCGTGGGAGAATGATCCTGAACCTGTCATATTATTGATGTATTCTTTTTCTGGTATACATCCAAATACAGGACATGAATGGAGATTTATACAAGGTATTAATTTTACTTATATACCAAGAACTCATAGGAAGGCATTTGTCAGAAGATGGATGACAGAATGGGAACATAATAATGGAAACTTTCAAGTTACATGGAATAGATTATCTGTTGAATATCCTATGGTAAAAAATGCAGTGAGAAGATATTTTTATAAACCTTCATATTATATAACAAAACCAATGGAAATAGCAATGGAAGATATTGATGATATTGTAATTGGTACTTGGTCAAAAGATTTTAGTAAAAAAGTCAGAACAAATTTAGTTCAAAAAATGAAACGAGTAAAACAAAATATTTCACGAGGATTAAGAAAACGATGAAATATATTAAATTGGACATTTCTTTCAGTGATAAATTGAAGTTATTATTTTTTGGACTAATATCCGAAGATATTTTACCAACAAAAGAAGTTATTGTTGAAAAGAAAATACACACACAAGTTAACACAGAGAGTAACAAAAATATAAATATAGATATAGTAGAAGAAGATGAAAAATTAACAATACCATTTTTTGAGATGGATAATGATGATATAAAAAGTAATTTTTAAGGTAATCAATATGTATGATTTGGATAATATGATGTTCCAAAATAAGGAGATGACAGAGATGACAGAAAATAGTGTTAAAACTGTGACAAAAAAGAAGACAACAAAAAAGAAAGTAGGTAAACCTGGGATTGGATTGGATGTTGGTACTGGTTTTCTTGTTGGTGCTGGATATGATGGGTCTAATAAAGAATCATTTGCACCACTAAGAGATGCCTTTTTTACAATAGATAAGGAAACATTCAATCGTTCTATGTTTGATAAAGGTAGTATGAAATATATAGAGGTTGGTAACGATATTCATGTTATCGGTGAAGATGCTTTAACATTAGCAAAAATTAAAAATACTTCTGCAAAAAGACCATTAAATAGAGGTGTTATTAATCCACAAGAACGTAATGCTGCTCCAATATTAAGAGAGATGTTTAGATATTGTATTCAGCCTTATATAAAAAAGGAAGGGGAAAAGATGGTATTCTCTATTCCTGGTGCAAAGGTAGGAGATGAATCATTTGATGTTGATTATCATTCAATGTCTATACAATCATTAGGGAAATCATTTGGTGTTGATGCAATTCCAATTAATGAAGCATATGCTGTTATTTTATCTGAGATGGAAAAATCAGAAGATGTTACAGGATTAGGTTTTTCATTTGGTGCTGGTCTTGTAAATGTATGTTTTGTTTATAAGTCAATGTTATTGTTTGAATTTTCAATAGACAAATCAGGTGATTTTATTGATACAGAATCAGCAAAAGCATGTGGTGTTTCTACTGCTGTAATTAATCATATCAAAGAAAAAGAATTAATATTAACTGCTGATGAGTTTAGTGTATCACCTGAAATTAGAGCATTAATTTTTACTTATAAACATGTAATAAAAAATACAATAAGAGAAGTTATAAAAGCATTTACTAATACAAGTGATGTTAATGTAATAGAACCAATACCAATTGTTGTATCAGGTGGAACAAGTATACCAAAAGGATTTATTGAATTATTTGAGGAAGAGATTAAAGGTTCTGATATGCCTTTTGAGGTGACAGAAATTATTCCTGCAAAAAATAGATTAGCTGCTGTTGCCAAAGGTTGTCTGTTATGGGCAAACCATTTAGAAAATATTAAAAATTAAAGTTGACATATTAAAACTGATGTAGTATCATATGTGTAAAAATATTACATACAAAATGTGGAGGTATATAGGATGAAATTAAGTTTAGGTGATATTAGAATAATGAAGGACCCAATGATTAAGTTGTTGGATCAGGAACTACCAATTAAAGTGGCTTGGAGTTTAACTAAATTAGTTAAAGTTTTTGATAAAGAACTATCCGAAATTGAAGACTTTAGAGTTTCACTTATCAAGAAAATGGGTGAGAGTGATGAAAATGGTTCTATTAAAGTTCCAGAAGAAAAGATGAATGAGTTTATTGAAAAGTTCAATGAATTACTTCAAACTGAAATTGAAGTAGAGTTTGAACCAATTGATATTGATAAACTTGGTGATATTAAAATTGATACACAATCACTTATTGCACTAGATAAAATATTGGTATAATTTTAATAAAAATATAATTATTATTAAAGGGATGTATTTTTACATCCCTTTTTTTATAAATAATAAAGAATATGTAAATTCTAATTATTGACTGATTAAGTTCAGGTTAACATAATATACCTTTCTGTTGTGTTAATACAGGTTAGAATATGAAAGGAATAAAATTATACGGAGAAAGGAAATGAAGTTTCATGGAATTGATGTACAAGGTTATATTAAAATATTAAAGTAAAAGAATATGATCACACACCAACATATAATTCTTCTACTGATGAAAGAAGACTTATATATGTAAATGATAGTGTAACTGGTGAAGATCATTTATTACTTGGTGGTGGACAAGCTGGATCATGGGTAAGTATTATTACTGATCAATATGAAGGTAATATTTCAGGTTATTATACAAAAAATGAATGTGATGGACGATATTTAACTTCAACTGATGTTAATGTAAGAAATTTTGATAATTATAATAGAGGTATAATTTACGATGAAACTAGTACATTCATCCCTGTTGGGGCAACAACAGCAACTGAATCAGATGATGGTACTGGTGCTTATGATCCTAGTGGTAATGAAAATGTAGTTAAACGTGATGATCAAGGTAGTATATATGCAAATTATGGTTATCTAACAGCATATCAAGCTCAATATGCTGACTTGGCTGAGAAATATACATGTATTGATTTACCTGTTGGTACTGTTGTTGGTGTTGGTGTTACTGAGAATGAAGTTGAACCATACAATCAAGGCATGAAAGGTGTTGTTGGTTAATGAATGGGAATTCAGAAGGGTTGCCAATAGCATTAACTGGAAAAGTTAAAGTTAGAATTATTGGTGATATTCAAAAAGGAGATTGTATTGTACCAAGTGATATTTTAGGTTGTGCTGAAAAGGGTGAATTTTATGATGAAATGAAGTTTGGTTATGCCCTTGAAAGTAAGACTGAAGAATCAGATAATTTAATAATGTGTATTATAAAATAAAAGTCAATATTGGAGAAAGACATGGCTAAAAGAAAATTGTTTGGGGTTTCTGATTTATTCGGTGGTAATAGAATTGATGAACAAATAGAAGCATTCAAACCCAAAAAACAAAGAGAAGCTACAAAAATAGCTCGTTCTGGTGAAGGTTTTGAAGATATTGATTTTATTCTTAATGGTCAATATAACGCTTTAGGTTTTAATAGTTTTTATCGTACCTATATAAATCAAACATTCCAAAATGAACTTGAAAGATTAAAATTTTATAGAGATATGGCACAATATCCTGAGATTGCTGATGTTCTTGAAGATGCTGCAATGGAATCGACACAAGAAGATTATGAGGGTGGTATTGTAAAATTAAATATAATAGATGAGGAATTAAATAGCAACAAAAATGTCGCAAAAAATCTCCAAAAGGAATTTAATGATTTATTTTACAAGAGAATAAAAATTAAATATCATATGTGGGATTTAATGTATCATTATTTCGTTGATGGTAAGGTCTATTTTGAACATGTTGTAAATAAAAACAGACCGAAAGACGGTATATTGGATATTAAAAGATTGCCAGCAGAAACAATGGATTTTGAATTTGATCCTATTACTGGAAAAATTACAGCATTTTATCAGTATTTGTCTTTAAGACCAAAACAAAAACCACCAACAATAGAAGATGCTATTAAAGATGAAAGTATAATTGTATTTTATCCAGATCAGGTTTCATTAGTTCATTATGGTTATCAGGGTGCAACTAAACGAGAGTTTCTTGGTTATCTTGAAAAAGTTAAACAACCATACAACAACTTAAAATTACTTGAAACATCTGTTGTTATTTACAGAATGATCCGTTCACCTGAAAGGTTTGTGTTCCGTATTGATACTGGTAGTATGCCTAAAGATAAGGCAATGAAATATGTTGAAAAAATTAAACAGAAGTTTACTAAAAAACAAACATATGATTCATCTACTGGTAATTTAACCAACCAACCAGAAGTATTTTCTATCCTTGAAAACTTCTTTTTACCACAATCTGCTGATGGTAGAGGTTCACAGGTAGATTCTATTGGTGGTAATCCCTCTGGTTTTGCTGAATTGGATGATTTGTATTATTTCCAAAGAAAAATGTATAAAGCACTTAAATATCCAATGTCTAGGGTTTCTTCATTACAAGATAGATCAGAAGGAGATATTCTTTTTGGTACTGGTCAAATGGGTGAAATTACACGAGATGAAATTAAGTGGGCAAAGTTTTTAGAGAGACAACAAACAAGATTCTGTTGGGAATTATTGAATATGTTTTTAATTCATCTTAGATTAAAAGGTCTTGTGAAACAATACAACATTGATGAAGATAAGTTAAGGATTACAATGACTTCACCTAATCAATATAGAGATCACATGAAACAAGGATTATTAGAGACAAGTTTTAATAATTATAATCAATTATCAAGTAATGAAGAATTTTCTAAATACTACTTGATGAAACATTATTTGAAGATGACAGAAGATCAAATAGAAGCAAATAAACAAGGTTTTGAAAAAGATAAAGAAATGTTACCCAATGATGATGATAACGGGTATGGATTCTAATTAAATGGAGAGGAATTATGAATATCGAAAAAATTTATACAAAATATTTGAATGAGAGTTTTTCCAGTTTTGCAAAAAAATATGAGAACGAACTCGATCCAACTAAAGATTTGTTGATGGTAAGTGGATTAGGATTAACTAGAAAATGGGGAAAAAATAAATTATATGAATATTTAGATAGTCAAATGAGGAATTTTAATTTGGCTGGCTATGAAATTCCAGATGGTATGGATGGGTTAGTTGAGATGAAGTTTGATGAAGTTAAAAATCAATTTGATGTTGATAAATTAAATAGAGCAATTTATAAATATGAAGAATTGAGAAAACCTAATTCATTAAACAAATTAGAAGATGTTCAATTCAAAAAGTATAATAAATGGTCTAATAAATTAGTTAAGGATATATTAAGTGATTTTGAGAATATATTAGAAAAATATAAAGTTAATGTATCCAAAGTTGATATGTATAAAAATAATGTATCTGATAAAAAGATGCATTCAGTTTTTGATGAATTAATGTCAAAAGTGATGGGGAAAAAATTTAAATCAAGAAAATCAAGTTGGCGATATTAAAAAAATAATTAAATTGTGAAGGGAGATATGTGAAATGACAATTGATAATAAAGAAATTAAAAAAGCCTTAGATAGTTTTGAGGAAGATGATTTTATTAAATCGAAAGATATTATTAAGGCACAAGTAAAAGGTGCTATTAGTGATTATTTCAAAGATAGATTAGAATTACAAAATGATTTGGAATCTTCACCTGTACCAGAAAAAACAGAACCACCAAGTGATGCAGATACAAAAGTAGAAGATCCAGAATAATAGGAGATTGAATTATGAAAAAAGGTTTTCTTATCACGGAATATTCCCATGAATTAGAAATCAATGAATCAATTGATGATAAAAGTTTATATGTAACGGGAATATTTTCTTCATTCAATAAACGAAACCATAATGGTCGTGTTTATGAAGAAAAGACAATGAAACGTGAAGTTGACAAAATAATGGAGAAAATTGAGAAAAAATGTTTATGGGGTGAATTGGGCCATCCGCCAAATCCAGAAATTAATCCTGATAAGATTGCCATTATGGTTGAAACATTAGAGTGGAATGGTGAGGATTTATATGGAAAGGCAAAAATATTAAATACACCACAAGGTCAAATTGCTAAGACATTAATTAAAGAAGGACAAATTGGTATATCATCAAGAGGTCTTGGTACTGTTTCTGAAAATGGTACTGTTAATGAGGATTATAATTTGATTACTTGGGATTTGGTTACAGATCCTTCTAATGGACCTAGTTGGGTTAATGGAATATATGAAGGTAAAACTTGGGGTCTTGGTGTAGAACAAATGGAAGAAGTTGAAGATAAACTCACCGAAAAAGAGGCTCAAGAGTTATATTTCAAATATATTCTTGAAAACATTAAGAAAATCGAAAAGAACTTATAAATATAGTGATTGTATAAAACACTGGTACTATTAAGAAATCGTTAAGTCTATTAAAATGACTTAACGATTTCCTAAATATATGTAGTGATTAGAGGTTTCGTGCCTTTACTATAATAAAAAATGGGAGGAAGTAGAATGAATATTGAAAAAATTCTTGAAATGTTGGGCGTTGAAAAATTAGACGAATCCAAACAGTCAGAAATTCAAGATACTCTTGCTACTATTATTGAAGCAAAGGCAAAAGAAATTGCTACAACAAAAGTAGAAGAAAGTCTTGTTGAGGAAAAGGAAAAACTTGTTGAGGAATATGAAACAAAGTTTGAGGACTATAAAGAAGACATTACTTCTAAGTTTTCTAATTTCGTAGATAGTATTCTCGAAGAAGAAATGGTTATTCCTGAGAAAATCGTTCGTTATGCTAGATTAGGTGAACTTTATGAAGATCTTATTGATCAGTTTAAGGTTCGTTTGGCAATTGATGAAGGTCTTTTGAATGATGAAATTAAAGGTATGTTGAAAGAAGCTAAAGAAGAAATTGAAGATCTTCGTGAAGACGTTAATGAACTTACTGGTACTAAACTTCAATTAGAACAAGACGCCAAGCAGATGGCTACTCACATTTATCTTCGTAAGAAATGTGATGGTTTAACCGAAAGTCAAAAAACTGTTGTTATGAACATTCTTGAGAATTCAACACAAGAAGAAATTGATAACAAGTTTGATGTTATTGTTGAATCTATTATCACTAACGATAGTGACCCTGTTAATGAAGAAAAAACAGAAGAAACTACTGTTAATGAAGAAAAAGTAGATGAAAAGGTAGAGGAAAAAGAATCCACTACTGTTGTTAATGAAGAAACAAAAGAAGAAATGAATGAATCTAATTCAATGATGGACTATTGGAAAAAAATGATTCGTGAAAACAAATTTAGTTAATTATTTCATAGGAGGAATTAATAATGAGTAAGTATGTAGAAAATCTTGTTACCAAATGGGATGAGATTCTTAAAGAAGGTTCTAATATTTCCAATCGTAAGGTTAAGAGAGCAACAGCAGTTATGCTCGAAAACCAGATGAATTATATCACAGGTAAAAATCCAAGTATCAATGAGGCAGGCACAGTTGGTGGTGCTATTAATCCTGATGCTGGTAATGATATGTATGCAGGTTCAGGTAATTATCATAGTAATGCTGAATTCCATAAGATTGCTATTCCTATGGTTCGCCGTACTTTCCCTGAGTTGATTGCACATGATATCGTAGGTGTTCAACCAATGACTGGTCCTGTTGGATTGGCATTTGCACTTCGTTTCCGTGCTGACCAAGATTATGCTGGTCAAGCTAATACTGAATTGGGATACAATACAATTGATCCTTATTACAGTGGTGATCAACAAACAAGTCGTGCTAATACCACTCTTGATGGTGAGGCACTTGGTTCTAATACTGCTGCTTCGTCAACTGACAATTACTTAAACCAAGGTCAAGCTGGTGAGGGTGTTGGTGATAGAGGTCTTGGTATCGGTTCTGGTAAACAGATTCGTGAATTGAGTATGACAGTTGAAAAAGCACAAGTTGAAGCTGGTACTCGTAAGTTAAGAAGTCGTTGGAGTTTGGAAGTTGCACAAGATTTGAAAGCAATGCACGGACTTGATCTTGAAGAAGAAATGATGGACGTTCTTGCTTATGAAATCACAGCAGAAATTGACCGTGAATTAATTAATACCATGAGAAGTGTTGCTTCTAATAACGCATCTTCTACTACATGGGATTATGCAGCAGCTGATGGTCGTTGGGAAGCTGAAAAATATCGTAACTTCTACAATCTTTTAGTTCGTAAGGCTAACCGTATTGCAGTTGACACTCGTAGAGGTGCAGGTAACTTTGTTATTGCTGCTCCATCTATTTGTGCCGCACTTGAAACAACATCTTCATTCACCATTCAACCAGTTAACTCTGATGTTAATACTGCTGTTACTGGTGTTGCAAAGATTGGTTCACTTGATGGTCGTATGACTGTTTATCGTGATACATTCGCAACTCTTGATGATGTTATCATTGGTTACAAAGGACCTAGTGAGTATGATACTGGTATTATTTACTTACCATACATTCAATTGTTAGTATCAAAAGCTGTATTTGAAGATAGTTTCAACCCAACAGTTGGTTTGATGAGTCGTTATGCTATTCATCAACACATCTTTGGTGCTGAGAACTATTATATCCAAGTTGCAGCACAGAATTTACCATAACGGTTAATTCTTAATATAATAAAAAAGGGTGATACTTTAATTTGTATCACCCTTTTTTTATCTTTAATTAAGAACTGTAACCACTTTAGGATTGTAACTATTATAATTTCTAACAGGTGAAGTCTGGTGACATTTACCACTTTTAATTTCAACTTTAACACCACGAGCTTTTTGTGTTTCCATATAAAGTGGCATATCACAATCTTCTTCAAGATAAACTGAATCACCTTTCATATATGAATAAGATGTGATTTCATCAACAATTCCAAGTTCAATAATTTCTTTTCGTTTAACAGAAAGCCATCCATGCCCCCAATCACTGAGAAAAGTTTTTTTAACTGTTTTCATATTAAATCTCCAAAAATGAAAGGGTTATCACCAACTCACAAATACATAATAACCTATACTGATTATAAAGTCAAGAGTTTATTTTGGTAAGATCTTGGTTGGATTCCATTTTCCATTTCTTACATTGTTACAATATCTCCCATACATTTCATAAAAATAATATCTATCATGAGATTTTGTTAATTTCTTTGCTTTTTCTTTCCATTCAAAATAACTTAACATAATTCCTTCTCCTTCATCCTTCGGATGTTCAATAAATTATTCGTAAACTCATAATTTATTTCTCAAATCTTTTATTAAACTTTTCATAAATACTAATGTAAATAAAATGTTAACTATCATTTAATAGTTGGTATGGTTATTGTTATATAATATATATTTCCCCGCTCGGAAAGATAACCTTAGTCTAACATGGATGATAAAAAATGTCAATATGGAGAAAAAATAAATGTCAAGATTTGATGAAGAACTTGCCCAAACTCATATCAACACTTCAATATTAGAGGATGAATTTAATTTGGACGTATCAGATGAAGGTAACAAAACAATAGAAGAAATACAAAAAATGAGGGAACAGTTATTAGAAACAGTTGGATCATCTCAACCTGATCCTGATGATATATTGTTTGTTAATATTGATAGAGCAAATAAATTATTGGATATAGTACATAATAATATATTAAAACAAGGTGAAGCATCTCCAAGATTGTTTGAGGTTGCTGCACAATTGGTTAATGCTGTTACTTCTGCTGCCACATCTGTTCAGAATAGTGGATTTGGTATGATGAAACATGAATATAATATGAAGATGGCAGAAATAAAAGAAAAAGAGGTAGCTGTTAAAGCTGCACTTGCTTCAAATAAATCACCTACAGGGGGTGGTGCTACGTCAGAAGATGGTAAAGTTATAGTAATGAGTAGAGAGGAACTATTAAATATGATAGATACTGAAAATAAGGAGGTTGTTGTTCCATCCGTAGAATCAGAAAAAAAATAATTTTATTAATAATTTTTTAGGGAGTATTGAATGAAAAAAAATTATGTTTTAGATACAAATGTTTTACTTGAAAATGAAAATTGCATTGAAATATTAAGAAACGGAGAGGAAAACAATATATACATACCAGCTACGGTAATAGAGGAGTTGGATAAATTAAAAAGGGATAAGAGAAAACGCCATCAAGTAATGAAAGTTATTGAGGTGTTGAATGAATATAAAGATAATGTAACAATAATTTATAATGGTGTGAAACATGATTCACCAGATAATAACATAATAAAAGAAATACAGGCAAATGAAAATGAAATAAATGATCCTATATTTGTAACAAATGATAAATTACTACAGTTCAAATCTAATAAATTAGGTATTGATTCAGAACCATTCAAGTTTAGTAATCCATTTCAATCAGAATCACAAATATACACAGGATTTGTTAATGTTGATGAAGGTGAAATATTAGAGAAGAATTGTTTTTATTGGAAAGATGGTAAACTTCATTTTAATAATTGTTATGGAGAAGAAAGACAAGTACAAGAAGAAGAAATATGGAAGGTATCACCAAGAACGGCATACCAACGAGCAGCAATGGAATTAATAACTGATGAAAATATTGATTTAGTTACAATTCAATCTGAGGCAGGATTTGGTAAGACTTATATTGCTCTTGCTGCCATGTTTCAACAGGTATTTGAAAAGAAAAATTATAGAAAAATATTCATATTCAAAGCAAATATTGAAATAGGTAATGAATTAGGGTTTTTACCAGGAGACGTTAAAGATAAAATGTATCCATATTTCAGACCTATTCAGGATTTAATGGAAAAATTACATGAATTAAGGACTGTTAATCGTATATGGGAAGATTCAACAGATAATCACCTTGAATTAAATACAAAGGTTGTTGAAATGTTACCAATTAACTTTCTTAGAGGAATGAATATTGATAATTCTATAGTGTTAATAGATGAGGTACAAAACTTATCACGAGATGAACTGAGAACTGTATTATCCAGAATGGGTGAGAATGTAAAAGTCGTCTGTACGGGAGATGTAAGACAGATTGATAATATCCATCTCAATCAAGAAAATAATGGATTAAACTGGATGGTGAGACTGTTTAAGGGTCAAAATAATTACGGTCATGTTGTGTTAGGTGGAAATCGTTCAAGAGGACCTATTGCTGATTTAGTTCGTGAGAGTGGATTATAATAATATGTAAAATAAAAACAGTGACCTTTATGATTAGGGTCACTGTTTTTATTGAGAAGGTGTAATGGCAGGAAATGTTAGATATGATGATTATGTAAAAGCCCCAAATCTTGAGTGGTCTTATACACAAGAACAAATAATAGAACTTGATAAATGTAGTAAAGATATATTATATTTTATATCAAATTATATTAAGATTGTTAGTCAAGATCAAGGTGTAATTACATTCAAACCATATGATTATCAGGTGGAATTGATTAATAATTTTACGGATAATAGATTTAATGTATGTCTATTATCTCGTCAGAGTGGTAAGTCAACCATTGTTGCTGCATATGCGTTATGGTATGCGTGTTTTCATAGTCATAAGAATATTGGTATTGTATCAAATAAGGCTGATGCAGCAAAGAACTTTTTATCAAGATTGAAATATATGTATGAATTATTACCTGTATGGTTAAAACCAGGAGTTCCAGGTTGGGCACAAACAACCATTGAGTTTGATAATCATACAAAGATTTATATTGCTGCTACATCAAAGGATTCATTCCGTGGTGAGCCGATGGGAATGTTGATTTGTGATGAGTTTGCTTTCGTTGAACCTTCATGGAAAGCTGATGAATTCTGGGCTTCAAACTATCCAACTATTTCAGCTTCAAAAGAATCAAAGATTATTATTATTTCAACTCCGAATGGTCTTTATAATAAGTTTCACGAAATATATTCTAAAGCTGAAGAAGGTAAGAATACATTTAAACATGCAAGATTTGATTATCGTGCTGTCCCTGGTCGAGATGAAGAATGGGCACAAGAACAGATGTCTAACCTTGGTAAAGTTAAGTTCCAACAAGAGTTTGGTTGCGAGTTCATAGGTTCTAGTAATACTGTAATAGATTCTGTATGTTTGGAACGATTATTTAAGAATAGACAAGAACCTGAATTTTTTGATATGGGTGGAAGATTTAGGATATATGAAAAACCAAAAGATGGATGTACATATATTATGGGTGTTGATACTGCCAAAGGAACAGGTGAAAACTTTTCTGTTATTCAGGTATTTAGAGTTGATTCTATAACACCAGTTACAATGAAACAGGTAGCGGTATGGGAAGATAATTTTACTGATGTATATACTTTTGCTGATATTGTAAATAGAACATCGTATTATTATAATAATGCTTATATGATGATAGAGAATAACGGTGAAGGTAGTCCTGTAGTAAACCGTATATGGTGGGAATATGAGAATGAAAATTTGATAAATACAGGTAGTAAAGAACGTGACCTTGGTATTAGAGCCACAACTAAAACAAAAACATTAGCTGTTCTATTAATGAAAAAGTTATTGGAAGATGCTAATATTGATATTATTGATCCAAGAACAGTGGAACAATTAGCTGACTTTCAGGATTTGGGTAATAATAGGTTTGGTGGTGTTAATATTGAGGATGATTTAGTTTCAGCATTATATTGGGCTATATACATAATAGAACAAGATATATTTGATGAAACATATGAATTTACCCAAACTATTTATGATGAAGGTGGTGATGATGGTTGGGGTGTTCTTGCTGATTTTGGTGATAATGAGTTTGAGGAAAATTGGGATTGGTTAACAGATAAATAAATATAAGGATAATTATATGAAATTCAAATCTTACATAACAGAAGATGCTGAAACTGTCAGAGAATATAAAAAGGCTATTTTTGATTTAAATGTTGCTCTTGGTGAAAAAGAGTTCATGGAAGGAGAAAAACCAGATAAAGATCCAGAAAGACGGAGAAGACAGAAAGACGGTATGATTAACATTAAAAAGAAAATTATAATGTTAAAAGATAAAATACAAAAATTGTCTATGAAATTAGGTGAATCTATAGATCAAAAGTTACAAAAGATTTTAGATGAAATACCTGATAGAAAAGATGTTGATCCAGAATACGAGGGTAACGGGGAAAAATAATGGCTATATCTAAAAGTCAATTAATGCAAAGAGTTAGAAACCGTTTGGGTGAACCAATGGTTAAAGTTGAATTATGTGATAATCAGATAAGTGAACATATTGATTATGCCAGACAAAAATATATCAAATGGGCAATTGGAAGTGCAACACAGGAAACATATTTTACCATTATGTTACAAGCAGGTAAGAGATTTTATGAATTACCAGCAGGTGTTGTTGAAGTTGTGGAATATGATGACAATCCAATTTCTATGGGTGGTATTAATACATTGTTTACTATGGATAACTGGATGTTCCAAAATGGTTTTTATGGAAATATGTTTACAGGAGGATATGATTTAATTTCATATCATCTTGTATTAGATTTCATGCAGACTTTGGATAGATATTCCACAACACAATATAATTGGAAGTATCATAAATCAACAAATCAACTTGAGATTAATCCAGCCCCACCAATGTATAGTGGTAATATATATCGTATGGGAACTGATCCACAAACAGGATTACCAAAAGAATATGTATTTGATTCTCCTGGTTTTGTAATGTTAAGAACTTATATGGTTGAAGGTTCAAGTTTACCAGAATATATACCTGATTGGACTGATACATTAAGAGAAGTAAAAACAGTTGTAGAGACACATAGAATTGGTTCAACTGAAATAACAAATAAATCTTTATTGTTGGAACATTCACCTTATATAGATTATAATGATAAGTTTGATTATAATGTTCCAGAAGATATGAAATTAACTGTAAATGGTCGTCCAGTTACAAAATATGTAGATTGGGACCAATTACATGAGAATAGAAGAGTTGTTACATGGACTGATTTAGGTCTTGATGGTGTAATACAAGAAGGTGATGAGGTAGTTGTCTCATATCCAATAGTATATTTGTCTGATTATTATCCAGATGAATGGAATACAGTAACTATTACATCAACAGAGGTAGAACAAATTACCATTAATCAGGCACATTTAGATAATCAATTTTTTAAGTTGTCATGGCCAGTATGGGATGAGAATATTAAAATATCTAAACAAAATGGTAATCAATTAGATGTTCAACCATTTGATAGTTTTGAAATTGATCCATTAGATAGAAAGAAAATCAAATGGGATGGTTTGCCATTTGGTGTTGGTTTACAATTAGGTGATAAAATTAATGTTAGTTATGTAACAGTTAGAAGTAAAAGACCAGATAGTAAAAAGGCACGAGGAAGTAAGATTAGACATTATCAAACTAGAATTGAGAATAGAAAATTAACTGCTGACGAAATTACTAATAGGTCTTTATTAACAGAAGAAACTATCAATATTGTAGATGGAATGAGAATGAGTGTTGGTGCATTTAATCGTATATACGGTATTGATTATAGAGTAGATGGTGACAATATAGTTGCATGGGATGGTATGCCTCTTGATGGTGTATTACAAGAAGGAGATGATGTAATAATAACATATACTTCTGCTGCTTATGTTGAACGAGAGGTTGAAGAAGAACTTTATGATGAAGATTGGATTCTTGATTATGTTACGGCATTATCAAAGATTAGTTTGGGTATGATTAGAAGAAAGTTTGATAGTTTTAGTAGTATGGGTAATCAAGGTATAAGTCTTGATGGTTCTGATTTAATTTCCGAGGGTAAAGAAGAGAAAGAATATCTTGAAGGAACATTGAGAGATGAAGAAGCATTAGAAGGATACGGTATCCATATAGGAATGATGTAATGAGGAGTTTTTAATGGCGTTGAATTGTCCACCTAATTGTCTGAAAGGAACACCGTTATGGAATTTATACGATGTTACAGATAATAATCCAGAGTTTTGTTTATTTGAATCATTAGTTGCTGAATATACAGATATAGCAGGTTTTGAAGTCTTATATTATCGTGCAAAATCCAAAATGGATAGATTGTATGGTGAAGATGCCAATCAAGATTATTATGAACCAGTTAAAACTAAGTTATATTATGAACCTACAGAAGAACCAAATGTTATAGATGCTTTTGGTATTCGTTCCGATGAAACATTAGAATATTCTTTAATTCCAAAATCAACTTTTAAGAGAGATGTTGGTGGTGTTATATATGGTATACCTGAAACAATCACTAATGCTTTTGGTGGTACGGGATATCGTTCTACTAAAAGTGTTGATACATCAGGTGGTACTGGTACTGGATTAAGGGTTGATATAACAGCTGATCATGTTGATGGTAGGATTACAAATATTAAGATAAATACATTTAATAGAGGTGAAGGTTACACTCCTAATGATGTTATTAGGATAGAAGATGGGGATATGAATGCAATTTTTACTATTGCAACAACAACCCAATCTGATATTCAACCAATGGCAGGAGATGTAATAAAAACTTTATGGAATAATAGAAATTATGAAATTGTAGATATTGGTGCTGAACAATCAATATTTATGGGTCGTAAATTAATTTGGGAGTTTATACTTAGACCATACCGTTTCAGTGAACAATCATTGGTTGCTGAAGAGATACATAGAAGTGAAGTGGTTTATAATCAGATACATATTCATCCAGATGGCGAATTTGTTGATATTATTTTCCCAAATGGGTCAGAGATGACAGATGTTCCTATAAATACATTAGATATAGATATTAGTATGCTTGAATGTGGTTCAACATATAAACAAAACTCAGATGGTAGTTTTGATTTATTAATGCCTGATTTGGACATAGAGCCAGATTATGATCCACATCCAGAATATCACGAAACAGAAAAGCCAGAGGAGAATAAACTTGTAGAAACATATGGGGATAATTCTTGGATAGAGGTTGAATCTGATAAAATTGATAATTATAATGATTTGGATGATATGATGTTTACATATACAAAAACATTCCCCATAAAAAGTGGTGTGTCAATTAAAACATTAATAGATCAATTTGATGTTGATACATTTGAATCATTTGATGCCACAGATGGGGAATCATATAAACTTAATTTAGTTACTAATTCAGAATTTGTTTATGTAACAATACCAGTTAATCTTAATGAATATGATTTCTTATTAAATGGTATGACTGTTGTGTTGGAAGAAACATCACAGGAACTTGTTTTAGATGGTACATTATATACAACATTAGTTTATAAATCAATGTATAAGTTAAATGGTGATGTTGTATTAGATTTAGTTCCAAGAGATGGGAGATTGTAAATGGCAATAATTCCAGGTACAAGGGTTATACAACCTATAGTTCCTAATGACACTGCTGATAGATATCCAACACATACAGATAAATTTGGTCATGGTGGTTATCGTTCCGTTGGTGATATTACAGAAAGAAATGGTATTCCTATTGAAAGACAAAAATTGGGGATGGCTGTATATGTAATATCAGAACAGGTTGTATATATTTTAGTAACATTATCAGAAAATCTTGATGATTCTTGTTGGATGGAATTTTCTTCAGGTGGTCATGGTGGTTCTGTTATTGTTTCACCCACCGCACCAGAAAATCCTGAAGATGGAATGTTGTGGTTAAATTCAACAACAGGAAAGATATTAGTTTTTTCACAAAATCAATGGGAATATTTTGTATATAGTTCACAAATGTCGGATGACAACGGAGAACTAATTTTGAACGGTGGTTATTTTTAATTACCAAATATTAAAACATAGGAGAAAAAAATGGCAAACATAATTAAAATTAAAAGATCACAAGTTACAGCTACACCAGCGTCTTTGGCAGAAGGTGAATTAGCTTATTCAGAACAGTCTGATACTTTATTTATAGGTACTTCTGGGAATAATGTAACTGCTATTGCTGGTCAGGCAGCAATGGGGAACGATTTTGCTAAAATAACCGTTTCTGGTCAATCTGACATTGTTGCTGATCAATCAGGAGATTCATTTGCTTTTGCTAATGGAACAGGAATCGCTGTTACAACTGATGCTTCAACTGATACCGTAACAATTACAAACACTGCTCCAAATGTAACAACAGATTTATCTTTAGGTACACAAACTTCAACCACATTGGATATTAATTCCAGTGACGGTGCTAATGTTACAATCCCTGCCGCAACAACAAATGAGGCTGGTTTGTTAACAACAACTCAATTTGACAAATTAGCTTATATCACAGTAACACAATCAGTAAATCTTGATACTATTGCTGACAATGAACACTTGGCATTAACGATTAATTCAACAAATGCTAATGGTTTGTCTATTGATGGTTCTGCTCAAGAGTTATCAATGGCTGTGGCTGATTCTACAACAACAGGTGCTTTAAGTGCCACAGATTGGAATACATTCAATAATAAATCAGATACAGTTGGTACTGTAACATCTATTACTTCTGGTAATGGTATGAATTTTTCCACTATCACTGATACAGGTTCTATTGATCTTGGTGTGCCATCAACACTTGATGATACAACAACAAATAGTGTAACAGCAACAAGTCACACTCACGCAATTACAGGTTTTGTTCCAAGTTCATATCTTGACACTGATCCACTTCTTGCAGCTGATTCAGATACTAAAGTTGCTACACAGAAAGCTACAAAAGCATATGTAGATTCTAAAACTGGAACTGGTTCTGGATTACAACAAGAAATTGATAACATTGAAACTGGCGCTGGGTTAAATTCAGATGGTACATATACTGCTGATACTGGTGCTGATTATATTTCAGGTGCAACTAGTCTTGCTAATGCAGATAGTTTATTGGATGACCAAATTAAAACAAATGCTGATGATATTTTAACTAAGTTTAATAAAGCTGGTGATACAATGTCTGGTAACATTGTTATGGGTGGAAACTCTATTACTGGTTTGGCTGATCCATCAAATACAGGAGATGCAACCAATAAAGGTTATGTTGATGCTTTAGTTGCAGGTCTTTCTTGGAAGAATTCAGTAAAGGCAGGAACAACATCGAATATTGATCTTTCTACAGCTGGCACATTAACAGTTGATGGTATTTCAACTTCTGCTGGTGATCGTATCCTTGTAATGAATCAAACCAATGCAGCTCAAAATGGTATATATATTGTTGCTTCTGGTGCTTGGACACGAGCAACTGATTTTGATTCATTAACACCAATTGATGAAATTAATGGTGCTGCTGTTTATGTTGAACAAGGTTCTACTCTGTTACTTCACAAGTATCTACTTTAGATACAGATGATATTAATTTTACTCAATTTAATGGTGCTTCCGCTATTACTGCTGGTATTGGTTTAGGTAAAACTGGTAATACATTATATGTAAATCTTGGTGCTGGTATTGTTGAATTACCTACTGATGAAGTTGGTGTAGATGTATATCCAGGTGGTGGTTTGATTACTACAGGTGACGGAACAACATCTTCAACAGCAACAGGTGCACAATTAGCAATTGACCTTGATGGTTCGTCATTATCATTAGGTGCTAATGGTATTCGTATTTCTGCTGCTGTTTTGGCGGACATTGATACTAAAGTAGAAGGTCCTACATCTGCCACTGATGATAATGTTGTTTTCTTTGATGGAACAACTGGTAAATTAGTTAAAGATAGTGGTTTGACATTATCTGGATCTAATACTGGTGATGTAACACTTGAAAATACACATTATTTAACTATTTCTGGACAAGAAATTACCGCAAATACAGTAGGTGCTGCTTATGGTGGTACAGGGTTAACTTCATATACTGTTGGTGATATTATTTTTGCTAGTGGTACAACTACATTATCTCAATTAAGTGCTGTTGCTACTGGAAATGTATTAATTTCTGGTGGTGTTGGAACAGCTCCATCTTGGGGTAAGGTTGACTTGACAAATGCTGTTTCTGGTACATTACCAGTTGCTAATGGTGGTACAGGTGCAACAACTTTTACTTCTAATGGTATTGTATATGGTAATGGTTCTTCATCGTTACAAGTAACATCCGCTGGATCATGGGATAATACTAACAGTGTTGGTCAAATACTTTCTGTTAACTCAAGTAATGTACCAACATGGACAAATACACTTGATGGTGGAACATTCTAAATAAAATCTAATATTAAAAAAGACCCCCTAATAATAGGGGGTCTTGGAGTGATTAAATGATAAACATTCTTAATAAAAGATCGAATGTTCAAGGCACCAAACCAACCATTGCCAATCTTGATTTTGGTGAGATTGGTATTAATACCTATGATGGTAAGATATTTATCAAGAAGGATGATGGAACACAAAAGATAGTAGAAATTAATGCTATCAATGATTGGATATTAAAATCATCTAATTATACTGTTGAAAATAATGACAGGATAATGGCAGATACATCCTCATCATCTTTCACTTTAACTTTACCTTCATCGGTTTCTATTGGACATGAGATAACAATAGTTGACTATAATGGAACATGGTCAACATATAATTTAATAATTGATGGAAATGGTCATAATATATTAGGTTCTTCCTCTGATTTGATTTGTGATGTTGATAAGACAAAGATATCTTTGATATATACAAATCCCTCAGATGGGTGGAGAGTATTTGTTTCCACAAGTAATGAAAATAATCCAACTAGTGATTGGCAAATTAAAACATCTAATTACACTGCTTCGGCTAATGATAAAATAATGGCTGATACATCTTCATCAATTCTCACTATAACATTACCTTTAGATCCAGAAGTTGGTTTTACTGTTATGTTAAGTGATTATAGTGGAACATGGTTTACAAATAATTTAACAGTTAATGGTAATGGTGAAAATATAGATGGTAGTAGTTCAAATAAATCATATGATATAGATGATGCAAAAGTTGAATTAATATATAAAGATTCAACAACAGGTTGGAAATCATATATTGAAGCTGATGTTATTGATGCTGGATATTTTTAATTAAGGGGAATATAAATGAGTAAATTAAGTAATTACATATCACATTCAAATGGTAATGCTAATACTCTTGGTGGGCATAGTGTTGATTATTTTGCATCACAAGGAACTACATATACCAAAGTTGAGATAGATAGTAAAATATCAAATCTTATTGATGGTGCACCAGAATTATTAGATACATTAAATGAAATATCAGCAGCAATAGATGATGATGCAAATTTTGCTACAACTATATCAAATCGAATTGATACAAAATTGGATTCATCTACATATACTGCTAATGATATATTAACCAAAATAAAAACTGTAGATGGTTCTGGTTCTGGATTAGATGCTGATTTATTAGATGGATATAATAGTGACTATTTCTTATCAACAACAGGAAAAGCTGCCGATTCTGATAAACTTGATGGACATGATTCCACATATTTTATGGAAGTTGGTGGAGATATTGATGGTGGTTCATATTAATAAATATAAATAAATAAACTCGTCTATATAGACAAAAGGAGAAGCCATATGGCAAATAGTGTAAAATTAAAAAGATCTTCTGTTGCAGGTAAAATACCAACAACAGCTGATTTGGATTTGGGTGAATTAGCAATTAACACCCATGATGGTAAGATTTTTATTAAAAAAGATGATGGTTCTGGTACAACTGCCATAATAACTGCTGGACAAGAAAGTATGCCATTAGATGGTGGATCTATGCAGGGTGATTTGGACATGAATAGTCATAAGGTTGTTGGTCTGGCTGATCCAACTTCAGATGGAGATGCTACACCAAAATCTTATGTTGATTCTTTAGTTGCTGGATTGAGATGGAAAAATCCAGTAAAATCTGCAAGTACATCTAATTTAGATCTTAATGGAACAGAAACATTAGATGGTATTTCTTGTGGAGTTGGTGATCGGGTTTTGGTGATGAGTCAGACTAATGCTGCTGATAATGGTATATATATTGTTGCTTCTGGTGCTTGGACACGAGCAACTGATTTTGATTCATTAACACCAATTGATGAAATTAATGGTGCTGCTGTTTATGTTGAACAAGGTTCTACTATTAGGCTCCGATAATATTGATTTTGCTCAATTTAATGGAACATCCGATACTCAAGCTGGAAATGGATTAAATAAAGTTGGAAATACTTTATCTGTTGATCCTGATGGTTCGACATTAACAGTTGCAGCAGCAGGAGTTAAAATTTCTGATACTGTAATGAATACAATTAATGATAAGTTAAGTGTATCAACAGGTGGTACTCTTTCTGGTGATATATCAATATCTAAGGCTAATCCTTGGTTAACATTAGATTCTCTTACATCTGGAGGAACAGGAACAGATCAAGGTGCTGGTATTTCAATTGGTGAAGCTGGTAAAAAAGGTGCTTCTGCATTACATTTAACTTATACTGGTGATGGACATGGACATATTGGTATGGGTACTGTTGATGCAACAAGCGGTTTACCTCAATATGAAGCGATGACTTTAAATTATACAGATAATACAGTAAGCTTTTTAGGCGCTGTAAGTATGTCATCAAATTTATATGTTACTAATTATGTTCAAGGTAAAGTATTATACTCAACAGTTGCAACTGGAACAGCTCCACTCCATGTTGATTCTACAACAGTTGTTTCTAACCTTAATGCAGATTTGCTTGATGGACATCATTCTAGTTATTTTTTAACGACAACTGGTAAAGCCGCTGATTCTTCAAAATTAGAAGGACATGGTTTATTTACTGCTAATGTTGGTAGTGTAAGTATCCCAACTATTGGAGCTTCAAATGGTGTAATGGAAATAGGTAGATATATTGATTTTCATACATCATCATCAACTACTGATTATGATATAAGGTTAAACTGTTCTGGTGCTGATACTTTACAGGTAGATGGTGGTGGCATTACAATTGCTTCTGGAACATTAGCAATTAATTCTGGTCCTTTGAATGTTAATTCTGGCAAGGTATTGATTGCTAAAAATATCGGAACATCCTCTACCTATAGTAATGGACAATTGGAATTGAGATGTACTGATGATGGTGATGTTTCTATGGGTTTCCATCGTTCAGGTGCAACTGCTTGCCAATTAAGACATGAAGGAAATGGTTTAATACTTTCAGGTACTTCTGAAACTTCAGCAGCTAATTTTAAGGTTACAGGTGGAATCACTCATGGTAGCCACCAAACACCATTGACAAATAATAATCTTAATCTTGGTTCATCTTCATTGAAATATGCAAATGTATATGCAACTACTTTTCAAGGTCGTGCTACTTCAGCTAATTATGCTGACCTTGCTGAGAAATATTCATTTGAAGATGATGTTGTATTTGATGAAGGAAGAGTTGTATTGATTTCTGATAATAACAATGTTGATTGTAAATCATCTGATGATATTGCATCGGATTCTGTTTTAGGTGTAATGTCTTTGAATCCAGCATTTATGATGAATAATGAACTTGAAGATGGTTACTATGTTGCATTAAAAGGACGTGTTCCTTGTTATGTTCAAGGTCCTGTTAGAAAAGGAGAACCATTAGTTTCTTATTTTAATGGTACAGCAATAGGGGTTAATAATAATTTACTTCAAAGTGTTGATCTCATAAAACCATCTATTATATTTGGTAAAACATTAGAGAATATTGACGATGATGGTTTACATTTAATAGAAATTGTAGTATTATAAGAAACATTAAAAAAGGAAGATTTTAATTTGTGAATACATTAATAACTGAATTTGTAGTAACTGAACAATGTAATCTTGCATGTGATTATTGTTATATGAAAAATAATAATCATTATATGAGTATAGATAAGGTAAAATTGTATATTGAGAATGTCCGTAAATTAATGGATATTTACGGATGTTCTCAATATCATATATCATATTTTGGTGGTGAACCATTATTAAATTGGGAACTTATTCAACAAGCCATTCCTCTTTTCAAAGAAGATCCTAGATGTGAATCACAAGTGATAATTAGTAATGGATTGTTATTAACACAGGAGATTATTGATTATATTAAATCATATAATGTAGGTTTTTCATGGTCATTTGATGGGATGTGGCAAGATATGAATCGTCCACATATAACATTTAGAGAAACTTTATCTGAGTATAAAGAGAAGTTGGATTTAATAAAACAAGTAAGTTTATCAAGTAAGGTTATGGTGTCACCAAATACTATCTATACTCTTACCGAAAATCTTGAATTTTTTGTTGATGAGTGTCAGATATACAATCCTGATTTTAGTCTTGTTAGAGATGATATTTGGTCGTCTGATGACATAAAAACATTTAAGGTGGAAAGTAGAAGACTTGCTGATAGGGTAATTAAATATTATCTTGATGGTATTAATGTATCTGTTGGTTTGTATAATTTGGCTATGATGGATATGTATATGGGTAATAAGTATGGTAAAAGACCTTTTGGCTGTTTTGCTGGTTGTCATGGTGTTGGATATTTTCCTAATGGTGATTGGTATCCTTGTGCTAGATTTGGTGCATCAAAAGAATATTTGTTAATGGATTCAAATGGTAATGTTGACATAGAAAATATTAATAAATTAAATCAACCTAATATAACCAATCCCCAGACATATGAAGAATGTCAAGATTGTAAATTATATAATTATTGTAATGCAGGTTGTACATATTCACAATTAAAAATTAATGGGGATGGTCAATTGTCAGCCAGTCCTGTACCATCAGTATGTGAATTATTTAAGATTGTATATGATGATACATTATATATAAATGACAAATTAAAAGATGTTTCTATTTATCAGGAATATCTTAATACAATAATAAAATCAATAGGAGATTAAATATGGCACAATATGGAAATAAGTTAGAAGTTATAAGAAGATTGTTGGAAGTTGTTAAGTATATTGAGGATAGTCAAAATTCACCTGATTTACAGGCATACAAAACAATGATTATGAAAATGATTTCAACTATGATTAATACTACAATTACAGTTAAGGAAAAAAATATTGTAGATGAACAGGTTGTTGAGGATGTAAAAGATTTTTGTGGTAATTGTACAGATCAATCTTGTTCAACTGTAACACCACAATATAATATTCAAGATACTATTGAAAAAATTAAAACAGAATTGGGATCAGTTTAGTGAATAACAAGAAATCATTTCATATCGATATTAATTCAACAAAAAATTGTAATCTTAGGTGTACTTATTGTTTTGAAGTTAAAAATAATGAAATAAAGAATAAGTCATTTGAACATGTGGATTCTTTAATTAGATTTATTAAAGATTTAAGAGAAACAGAATATTATAAATCCAATTATTATGAAATGGTGGTTAATTTTTGGGGTGGCGAACCTACATTAAATAAACCATTATTCAAAAGAATTATTTCTGAATATATAGAAGATACAGAAATAAGATTTTTTATGTATTCTAATGGTTATTATGTTGATGATTTTTTTGTGAATATATATAAAAAAATTCAAAAACTTAAAGTTAATGGTCATCCAAAAATTGTTGTTCAAATTTCATATGATGGTGTTCCTGTTCATGATTTTGATCGTGTAGATATTAATGGTAATGGTTCTTCTAGTGAAATTAAAAAAACGATACAATCTTTACAAGATAATAATATTTTTTATGTTTTGAAAAGTACCATTCAACCTAAAAATTTTAAATATTTATATGAAGCATATTTAGATGTTATAAGTCTTGATGGTAATGGATATTTTCCTACTATTGATTTACATGAGGATTTTGATGAGAACGAATATGTTAAATATAATGATGATTTGTTTAATAGTTTATACAAGATTGCTGCATATGAAGTTAAAAATAAAAATAATCAATTTAAGTGGTTTAAGAAGAATAGATCTTTGTGTGCCGCTGGTAATGATATGATAGCTATTGATATAAATGGTAACATTCAACCTTGTCATGGAGCATTATATACTGATTACAATGATCATTTGATTTCTAATATAAAAGATATTGATGTTATAGAAAAACTTATAAATAGTTCTATATATTATAGTTCATTTTGTTTTAACGAGCCAGAGAAATGTAAACAATGTACTGTTGAGTTTTGTTTGAAGTGTAATGCAGCACATTATAATTTTAGTAAAAAAGAAAAATATGATGAAAGGTGGATGGATTTTGATAATCAAGACTATCTTTGTCATTATTTCAGAATTATTGATAATGTTTCTCAGGCTGTTAAACAAATGAAATAGGAGGTAATAAATGGCTTGTAATGGTCATACAAATTCTTGTTCTTCTCATTCTGGTTATGTTCCAGCAACTACTATAACTTTTACCAATGAAGATGTTGTTGCTGGGGAAGAAATTGATGCTTTGGATGAAATTCATGAACTTCTTGATAAATTAAATGATGAGTCAGATAGAAGATCAGTATTAAATGAGAGTACACCAATATCATTAACTTTAACAGATCCACTTGCATCCTCACAAATAAGACAAATAAGAGATTTGTATTTAGATATATTAAATACAACAGCATCATCTCCTATCACTGATACTGAGATAGCTGTTGGTCAACCACTAAGAGCTGACACAATAGAAACTATGAAAGATGGAATTATATCAGATTCATCTACATGTGTTTGTGATTGTAATTATGCTTGTACATGTGACTGTAACTACTGTACATGTGACTGTAACTACTGTACATGTGACTGTAACTACTGTACATGTGACTGTAACTACTGTACATGTAACTGTAACTACTGTACATGTGACTGTAACTATTCATGTACATGTAACTGTAACTATTCATGTACATGTAACTGTAACTATTCTGATATCAGATTAAAAACTGAGATAATTTATTTTTAAAGGATTGTAAAATGTTTGATAAATTGTGGACTAAAATTAAACCTGCTGTTTTTAAGTACAAAAAAAATAAGATTGGTATTGATGATGATAAGATCTATATTGGTGTAATGGCACAGGATATCATTGATGGATTATCGGAAGAAGGATATAATATTAAAGATTTTTCTATTATAAATATGGAAGATACTGGATATTATTCTGTTGATTATATTCAATTAATACCTATTTTAATAAGTAGAATAAAAAAATTAGAAAAAGAAATTGAAATTATAAAGAAAGGGGATATTTTATGATAAATTTATTAAAGATTTATTGGAAAGGTGATGTAGGTAAAATAACAGGATATAGACAGATTGATGATAATGAAATGTATGATGAAACTAGATTTAAATCTGTTTCTGATGATGTTTATACTTATGTCTCCGAAAATTATGAAAAAGGGGAATTGACAATACCTGATACAGTTATTAATGTAACATTAAGTGATATAACATTTACTGAGTTTGATGATGTAGTTGCGATGAAAAATAATGCATTGAATGTATTTATTAATAATGAACTTAGGGATGATAATACCAGTTTGGATTTTTTCTTAATTTCAGTTAAATTTATTATTTTAAATAATCAATTAGCAGAAAAAGGTTTTATTTTTACCCCAACAAACAAAGAAGATGTATATCTTGATGTGTTGAATAGTGGTGATGAACAATCAATAGAGATATTAGAAGATTATATTGAAGTATTGGATGCAGTTACATCTTATAGTTCAAAAGTTAATAATTATATTTCAATGAAGAAGGCGATGACCGATTTGACTGATGTACAGACAATACTTGATACATATACTTCTTATACTGGTAGAAACCTTATTGATGATATGAATGCTTAATGAAATCATTTGATGGTGACAATGCTGTAATATTTGGACTTGTTATTGATCATAAATGTAATATAATTCCTATGGGTTCGTTATATGATTCAATTGAATATTTTTTGAATATATATGATGTTAATAATGATATCAAATTGTTATTTCATTTAATTCCTAATGATGGATTTATTGAAAGAAATAAAACATACAAAAGATTTGAAAAAGAAGTAACTAATATTTTAAAAAAAATCAGAGATATAATTGAAATTCGGTATTATACCTCTGATTTTTCTTTTTTTGATAACATACATATTGTTGACATAAAACAATTATTTTTGAATAATAAATTTAATAAAATATTAACAATTGATATGTCAACTCCTCAAACATTTAAATCATTTATTGCCAGAGCAAATGAAATTATTATCATACCAGAATTAACTAAATATCAATATTTTTATAAATCTAATAGAAATAAAGTTACATATTATACCGAAATGCCATTTTGTTATTGTGATGTTCCTTATAGAATTAAATTTGATTTTGAGAGGACAAAATCAATAGATAATTTTGATAATAAATTATATGTTAATTATCCTAAATTGAATCCTTATGATGATATTGATGTTAAAAATAAAATAGAAAAAATAAATAAAGATGTTTTGATAAAAGAAGATAATTTTTTTTATGATTTGCATAAACATTTTAATGAATATATGTATATAAAATCATTAATGTGGTTTGACCCTCATCCAAAATTATTTCATGAGTGTAAATATTATAATAAAGAATATCATTATTTTAATAGGTATAATATAAAAGATGGTTCATATTATAGATATAATTGGAGTTTGACTGATAAATTGAAAGATTTACAGTTGAATAAAGATGATATTATAATAAGGATGATGAGTTAATGGAAATAGATAACACCAGAATAATATTTTCTCCAGAAAGGGGGTATACAACTTCTATATATAATTATTTTAAAAAAAGTAATTATTATTATGTTTCTAAAGAAAAGGAATTTTTTAATGGTGAATATAGGGCAACAGAAGTGAATAATGATATGTATCTTAATTTATATGATAAAAATAAAATATATATAGATTGTTCTTTTGTATATTTTGCTGATTATATAATAAATAAATTAGATGTTAAATTTACTAAAGATGTAATTTTATATAATTTAAGAGATTTAAATAGTTTTGTTAATTCTATGTATATAACTTTATTTTTTAATTTTCTTTTTACTGTTGATTTTTCTTATAAATTTATTATGGATACAATAATGTATATTTATAATATAAAAAAATTTTTAATTAGAGTTAAGTTATATAAAAAATATAATGGTGAGATACATTTTATAAATGATTATAATTTTAATATCAATAGTATTATATGTTATTATTGTTTGCCAAAGATTAATAGTACATTTTCAGTTGATAGTAATAGTAGGTATGAATTAATTGATAATATAAAGAGGAGAATTGGTACTGAATCTATTGATTATTATAATAATAAAATTGATATAATATATAACATGGAAAAATATATAAATGAATACAGGAATAAAATTGATATATTAAATGAAAATAATATACGAATATTAAAAAAACAAAATTTTATATTAGGTTATTTTGACGAAGAATTATATAGGAGTAATTATAAAAAAAATATAATAAATAAAGAATATGTTGAAAAAATTGTCAATAGATTACCTACATTCATTTGATTGTTGTAACCATAAACTTATTTCAAAGGATGGAAGACAGCAACATTATATAGATTATTCTCAACATTTCATTTTAAAATATCCAGAAATTAATAATTATTTACTTGTAGATAAACTTGGTTCTTACAATGAAATGTATTTCAAAGCAAAATCATTTTTTACTGATAATGAATTAAGAAATTATACTTTTAATTATAAATTTAAAACATTAAATAATTTTTTTATAAATAGTGATATTTTATTATGTGATTTTGCCATGTTATCTCTTCTTATACAAAATAATCTTCCAATTAATAAATATAAAAAAATATTTATATTTGATTGTCTTGAATTGACGGTTTACTTTAGAAATGTTAAGATACCTAATGGTATAAGTAGAAATATATTGAATCGTAAAATAATAAAAGACTTCCTTGATATGAATACTAATAAATTGGTCTTTTTGGTTACACCATATAATTTCAATGATGTTAATGGTTTTAATTATATAGAATACTACAAAAAAATAAATTTTAATTTGTTTAAGGATGAATTGTGTAAAAAACAATATAATGATGAACTTATATATTACTATTCATGTAATAACGAAGAGTTTGATGATCATTTTTTGATCAAATTATATTCTAAATATGATAATTTAGTAATAACAAAAAAGTATAGTGATTTATTTTATTATAAAAATGTTTTATATACAGCAAAACCGTATGTTGGGTTCATAGAACAATTTGGTAGAATGATATTTGAGATGAGATATTTTGGTTGTAATGTTATATTAGATCAGTCTTATCAGGTTGAGGATATAACAGGATTGGATTACTACTTGGATTATGGTGGTAGTCTTGATATATTAGATGATAATATAATGGAAATAATAAATGAAAATATTTAGTAATGATGAGTGGACTAATTTAAAAGAAGTTGTTGTGGGTGACACTTATTCAAATATGAATATAAATGTTGATGTTGCTTTTAAACTTTTTTATAAAGATTTGTATGATTGGGGTTGGTTGGATGAATCAAATATTAAAATTGAAATAAAATCAAAATATATTTATGAATTAAATGAAGATATTGATTTATTTGTTAATACATTGATTGATAATGGTATAGTTGTATATAGACCATCTAAGATGAATAAAATTACAAAAATAGTAACCCCAAATTGGTCTAGTGAGACATTACCACCATTAAATGTTAGAGATCAAACAATCATTTTAGGTAATTCTATTATAGAAACCCCCCCAATGTTAAGAAATAGATATTATGAAAATGATTTTTTAAAATATATTTTTAATGAAGCATTTGAAGATGGAGCTAGATGGTTAAATTTACCAAAATCTACATTATCAGATTCAGCGTTAAATAATAATAATCAAATGATGATTGATGGTGCCCAATTTGTTAGATTCGGAAAAGATATAATAGTTAATGTTTCTAATAATTCTCATCAATTAGCTGTAGATTGGTTTATTAGAGAGTTCCCACAATATAATTTTCATGTTATTAGATCTTTAGTTATGAATCATTTGGATAGTTTTATTGTGCCATTATGTGAGGGGGTGTTGCTTCTTCGTAATAAAGAATTTTTGAAAATTATGCCAGATTTTTTAAAAGATTGGAAGATTATTTATCCACCTAAACCATCTCAAAATCAATTTCCAATATATGGAGATAATGATGTTATTTTAACTACACCATATATAGATATAAATGTATTGTCGTTGGATGGGAATAAAATTATTTGTAATTCATTATTTCCAGAATTAAATGAACTTTTATATAAAGAAGGTTTTGATCCTATACCAGTCCAACATAGACATAGACGTATTTTTGCTGGTGGATTTCATTGTTTTACGTTAGATTTGTTGAGGGGAAAATGAGTACATATGCTATTGGTGATATACATGGTTGTCTACAGACATTTAATAAACTTTTAAATGAAATTGGATATGATAAATATAACGATAAACTTATTTTATTAGGTGATTATATTGACAGAGGTGTTGATTCTAAAGGTGTACTAAAAAGAATTATTGAGTTACAAAAAGATGGTAATGTTATTGTTTTAATGGGCAATCATGAATATGATGCTTTATTGTCTGACACATATATAGAGTTTCATGATTGGATTGATAGTTTGCCATTTATATATGAAGATGATAAATTTATATATGTTCATGCTGGGTTAAAACCATCTGTTGATTTATATAAACAATCAAAATATGATTTACTTAATATAAGAGGTGAATTTTTAAGAAATTATAATAAATTTAATAAAAGAGTTGTTTTTGGACACACTCCCGTTGTTGTACCAAAAATAATGGATAATGGGATTATCCCAATTGATACTGGATGTGTTTATACTCAAAATGGAAAATTAACTGCATTTAATGTTGAAGATGAATATTTTGTTTCTGTTGACAATATTGATGATATTAATCATAAAAAAGAACCATTTAAAAAGAAACTTATTAGAAATATAATTAATAATAATATAAATAAACAATATTTTGATATATCGGTTGGATGGTGGTTGGATAATGAAGTGATGACCCTTTATCATGGAACAAGTATTGATAATGTTGATAATATTATTTCAAATGGATTATTAGGTACTAATACTCATTTTATTCATTTAACATTTGATATGAATACCGCTTATGGGTTTTCTATATTCAAACATGGATATGAAGAATCATTAACTAATTTTCAGTTTAATAATAAAAATCAGCGGTGTTTGATTGAATTAAAATTTAACATTGATGATTTTTTGTATAGAATATTGGATATTAATTTTTCATATGGCACTTCGTATAGTAGATTATCTGATCGTAAAGTTTATGATGATTTTATCGGAACTGATAATGAATATTATAAGTACACTGAATTTATATTAACTGAATCAATAGAAAAAAAGTATATAACTAATATAATAAGGTGTAATATGTAATGTTAGGTCAAAGAATTAAACCTAAATATTTAGATCAATTAAAAGAGTTTTTTGTAACACATTCGTTAGAAGATTTTCAAGTTATATATGACAACGAAAAGTTCTTTGTAGATTGGTTAAATGTTAGAACATTCAAGTTTACTAATTCAGGAACTTCAGCGTTGTATCTTATTTTACAACATATAAAAATAACAGAAGGATTGGGGTCTGAGTTAAAGGTTGTTGGTCCCGCATTTAGTCACGTTTCGTGGATCAATGTATGTGAATGGTTGGATATTCAATATGATTTTTTAGATGTAAAAAAAGAAACATTAAGTTTGAACCCAAATGAATTACAAAAAATGATAGATTTGGGGGATATTCCTAGTGTTGTTGTAATGATAGATATGGGTGGATATATTGGAGAAGACACATTAAAAGTTAGAGAGATTTGTGATTTACATAATATTATTTTAATTGAAGATGCGGCACATGCTTTTGGACAATCTTATAACGGATATAAAGCAGGAACGATTGGAGATTATTCATTTTTTTCATTTTCTAATCCAAAATTATTAACTTCTGGTGAAGGAGGGGCAATTGTCTCAAAACATCAGGAGTTAAATATAAAATTTGAAGAATTAATATATCAAGGTGGTTGGTATAGGTACAATAAAGAAAAACGAACACAAGGTTTGAATTTTATAATGTCAAATTGGATGACCGAATTATTAAAATACCAACTACAAGATATAGAAGAAATTCAAAAAGACTGGTTAGAAAAATTTAATAGTTTAAATAACAAAGACAATAAAATAAATTAGATAACGTAATGTATCAAAGATATAAAAATATGGGTTATGAAACTCATATTAATTCACAATATTTACATGAACATTTAGTATATTGGAAAATATAATGTGGTTTGAATTTATTTTAACAACTAAATGTAATTGGAATTGTCCTTATTGTACATTCGATAGGATTTGTGATTATTATTTTAATATTGATATATTAAATAAACATGAATATATTTTTGATATAATGAATGATATTAAAAATAAAATTATAATCATAGAAGGTGGTGAAATTGGTTTTATAACGTCAAATGATTTACTTGAAAATTTGTTAAAACGATTTGATAATAAGGTTATTGTCAATACTAATGGTTTATTTTTTAATGTTGATAGAAGTATGTTATACAAATATATTGATAAAGTATTTTATCATGTAGCACCAGATGCAAAAAAATTGTTTAAAATTGAACCCCTTGATGTTCCTTTTAATGTAGTGTATGGTATAGTTGATGATAATATTGAAAATATTAATAGATTTATAGAATATAATTCACATATAAATTTTGGTTATGTTGAAATTGAATATTCAAAGTATGATGATTATTTATATAATACTTGTTTTAATGAAATAAAAAAGTGTAATACATTGAATCCTTTTGTTAGTATTGATTTGTCTAGGGAGGTGTTATGTATGTGTACGTCTCGTGGTTGTCATGTCACTATTCCTTTGACCGAATCAAATTTAAAAAATGTTCTGAGTGGATATAATAATTTTGGATTTAATGATATGTGTTACACTTGTTATAGATTAAGTAAATGTTTTGATATTAGTAATGTTATTAAACAAAAAATCTATATGAAAGATTTGTTATGAAAAAAGTAACTTTTCAAGATTTTGAAAAACAATGGTATTTTTCTTTAACTGAAAAATGTTCATGGGATTGTTGGTATTGTGATTTTCCGAAGATTAAAAAACCTAAACACGCTCCCATAGAATATGTATTAGAAGTCTTTGATATGATCAAAGATATTACAAAA